ATGACCCAAAACCTGTCCAACGCCGAACAAGCCCTGCGCGACGCAGCCCGCGAATACCATCGCAGCCCCAACAAGGGCAAGATCTCCGTCACGCCCACCAAGCCCTTGTCCAACCAGCGCGACCTGTCGCTGGCCTATTCGCCCGGCGTGGCCTACCCCTGCCTGGACATCCAGGCCGACCCCTCGCTGGCCGCCGAATACACGGCGCGCGGCAACCTGGTCGGCGTCATCACCAACGGCACGGCCGTGCTGGGCCTGGGTGACATCGGCCCGCTGGCCGGCAAGCCGGTGATGGAAGGCAAGGGCTGCCTGTTCAAGAAGTTCGCCGGCGTCGACGTGTTCGACATCGAACTGGCCGAGCGCGATCCGGACAAGCTGATCGAGATCATCGCCTCGCTCGAACCCACGCTGGGCGGCATCAACCTCGAGGACATCAAGGCGCCCGAGTGCTTCTACATCGAGCAGGAGCTGTCCAAGCGCATGAACATCCCCGTGTTCCATGACGACCAGCACGGCACGGCCATCATCTCCAGCGCCGCCCTGCTCAACGGGCTGGAGCTGGTGGACAAGCAGATCGGCAACGTCAAGATCGCCGTCTCCGGCGCCGGCGCCGCCGCCATCGCCTGCGTGAACGTGATGGTGGGACTGGGCGTCAAGCGCGAAAACGTCTTCATGTGCGACTCCAAGGGCGTGATCTACGAAGGCCGCCCCGGTGGCCTGGACGCCTCCAAGGCCCAGTACGCGCAAAAGACGGACGCCCGCACCCTGGCCGATGCCGTCAAGGATGCCGACGTCTTCCTGGGCTGCTCGGCTCCCGGCGTGCTCACTGCCGACATGGTCAAGACCATGGCCGACAAGCCCATCATCCTGGCCCTGGCCAACCCCGAACCCGAGATCCGCCCCGAGCTGGCCAAGGCCGTGCGCCCGGACTGCATCATGGCCACGGGCCGTTCTGACTACCCCAACCAGGTCAACAACGTCCTGTGCTTCCCCTACATCTTCCGTGGCGCGCTGGACTGCGGCGCCACCAAGATCACCGAAGCCATGAAGCTGGCCTGCGTGCGCGAAATCGCCGCACTGGCCAAGCAGGACGTCAGCGATGAAGTCGCCGCCGCCTACCAGGGCAAGGAGCTGAAGTTCGGCCCCGACTACCTGATCCCCACGCCCTTCGACACCCGCCTGATCCTGCGCATCGCGCCGGCCGTGGCCAAGGCTGCCGAAGAGTCCGGTGTCGCCACCCGCCCCATCGCCGACTACGACGCCTACCGCGAGAGCCTGACCCGCTTCGTCTACCAGACCAGCATGTTCATGCGTCCGGTGTTCGCCGCCGCCAAGGCCAACCAGCAGCGCGTGGCCTATGCCGAAGGCGAGGACGAGCGCGTGCTGCGCGCCGCCCAGGTCGCCGTCGATGACGGCCTGGCCAAGCCCATCCTGATCGGCCGCCCCGCCGTGATCGAGGCCCGCATCGCCAAGGCCGGCCTGCGCCTGGTGCTGGGCAAGGACGTGGAGATCTGCAACCCCGAGGACGATCCGCGCTTCCGCCAGTACTGGGAAACCTACCACCGCCTGATGGGCCGCAACGGCGTCACGCCCGAGACCGCCAAGGCCGCCGTGCGCCGCTCCAACACACTGATCGCCGCGCTCATGGTCCACCTGGGCGATGCCGACGCCATGCTCTGCGGCCTGGTCGGCAAGTTCGACAGCCACCTGGCCCATGTGCGCGACGTGCTCGGCCTCAAGCAAGGCGCCGGCGAATTCGCCACCGTCAACGCCGTGATGCTGGACAGCGGCACGCTGTTCATCGCCGACACCTACATCAACGAGGCGCCCAACGCCACCGAGCTGGCCGACATCGCCCGCCTGGCGGCCGAGGAAGTGGCCCGCTTCGGCCTGCCGCCCAAGGTGGCCTTCCTGTCGCACAGCAACTACGGCTCGTCCAGCCGCCCCTCGGCGCTGAAGATGCGCGCTGCGCGCGACCTGTTTGCCGCCGCCAACCCCGACGTGGAATGCGATGGCGAAATGCACGGCGACTCCGCCCTGTCCGAAGCCATCCGCGACCGCGCCCTGCTCGAGTCCTCGCTGCACGGCGAGGCCAACGTGCTGATCTGCCCCAACCTGGACGCCGCGAACATCCTGTTCAACGTGCTCAAGACCACGGGCGGCCACGGCACGACCATCGGCCCCATCCTGCTGGGCGGCGCCGCCGCAGCCCATGTGCTGACCCCCTCCGCCACCGTGCGCCGCGTGGTCAACATGACGGCCCTGGCCGCAGCCCAGGCCATCGCTGCCCGCGGCTGATCCGCTGCGCCCCCCGAAAGGCGCCCCTGCGAAGGGGCGCCTTTTTGATTGCGGATCGTGCATCGGCACGCATCCCTCGGGACCCACGCAAGCCCGGCTAGAATACGGAGCTTCGGAGACTTGGGTGAGCGGTTTAAACCAGCAGTCTTGAAAACTGCCGACGGGCAACCGTCCGTGAGTTCGAATCTCACAGTCTCCGCCATATGACTATATAAATCAATAGGTTACGAGTCCCAAAAGGGCAATGCCCACAAACGTGCCCACATAAAAAAAGATCCCCAATGCCGTAAGGCACTGGGGCATTATTGTTTCTGGAAGATCAATCCGGCGCGCGGCGCGGCCAAGCATCCCGCATCAGCGCGGCGTCAGCGGCATGGCCATCAGCCGCTCGCGCGATGTCTGCACCGCGCTCTGCCATGCGTCCACCTCGGTCTGCCAGCTCTTGGAGTACGGCTGTGCAGGTGCTGGCGTAGAGAGCTGCGGAGGCTTGGGTAGCTCCAGCGATGCGCTCGGGGAGGCCGGCAAAGTCGCCCCGCATGCCTGCAGTAGCAGTGCGCAGCTCGCGCAGACTGCGATCCAGATCCTGCTGCGCGGCCTGGTTGCGCTGGCCTGTGGCCTGGAAGGTTGCAAGTGCATCGGTCAGTCCTTTCTGGAATCCGGCCATGTCCGTGACGGCCTGTTGAGTGCTGGCCAGCTCGGCGCTAGTCTGCTGGTGCTGCAGCTGCTCGATCTGCAGGCCGTAGCGCTGGGCTTGCACCCACCAGGCGCCGCCCGCGCCGATGGCCAGGGCCGCGCCGGCGGCGGCAAGATGCGTGTAGAGCGCGGGGATCATGGACGAGCCCTCCATTCGAGGCAGATTTCGGCATTGGCATCGCCGCGCAGCTGCAGGCCAGGCAAAACGGTAGACACGCCGGCCACGGTGCCACGGTTCCAGCGCTGGTTCTCGCGGCAGGCGCCGGCCAAGTCGCCGGCATTGGCCTTGCGCAGCAGCGTGCTGCCTGCCAGGGCCGCCGCGCCCTTGTTGTGCACGAAGTCGATGAACTGGCCCTGCACGAACGGGTCGTAGCTGCCCCACCGCGCGAACAGGCGCCGAGCCTCTTGCTCAGCCGCAAGGTAGCGGCCGCGCTCCAGGTAGTAGCAGTCGGAGGGGCTGTAGTAGCGCCCAGCCACCACGTCGGCGCCGGTGATGCCGTTGCAGACGGTGAGTGGCTGGCCACGGCCCAGTTTGTCAACGTAGGGCGTGCCGATGTGCTTGCCTGAGGACTCGTAGAACTGGCCCAGCACCATGGCCACCTTGACCGCGTTGCTGGTGCTCGTGTCCGCCGCGACTGTCTGCACGTACTGGTCGCGCAGGGCCTCGTCGCCGGCCTGCTGGGCTACGTATGCACCCGTGCCGCCCAAGCCGGCGAGGATGGCCAGGGCCGCCAGCCGACTGGACAGGAATGCGGGAACCTTGCTCATAGGGCCCCCAGATCGGTGTCCGGCTCATGCGAGTGACGGTAGCGCGCTATGCCTTTGAGCTTCGCGCGGTCTTCCTCGCGCTGGGCCTGGCGCTTGTAGTCGCGGCGCCATTTCCAGATTATGTACATGTACTGGAGCACAACAAGGCCTATTGAGGCAACAACAAGCCACTCACTCATGGAAAGTTGCGCGAGCCGGAATCCACCACCAGCTGACACACTCGGAGCAGTGAAGATCGCAGCCCCCACAAGATCCTGTTTCTGCTGTGCGCTGAGACTCTGGTGCACGCCAATCAGTGCCAGAAGTGCAAGAACCCATTTTTTCATTCGCCATCCTCCAGGCTGTTTTTGCAAAAAGAAAACCCGCCGAGGCGGGTTGGTATTGGTGCAGTTCGATTATTCAATCTTCCAGCTCAAGAGTCTGGATATTGGAGCAAAGTTGGGAGTCGATGAATTCTCAGTACCAACCAAAAATATCAATTGATCAGGAGTCATGAAATCAGTTCGCCCAACAGAGTAAAACTGAGTCCAATACACCCCGTCGCTGGACCAGAAGAATTTTCTGTTCGTGCCATCGTCAGATATTCTCAACCATAGATCGCTCAAGTACGGGAATGTAATATTGATATATTCAGAGTTGAACGAAACAGCAGTGTTGAATTTCGCAACGCGAAATGTTGCGCCAGTGGACAATGCAAGCAAGTCGAACGCAATAATCTGCCCTGTAGACGAGTTGCGCAGCCCGATGCCTGCGCTCATGTATGCCTTTGCCGGGCTGATCGCGCGGATTCTAGCAGTTGCTGTATAGGGCGTTGCCGGGGCGGTGCGAGCCCTCGCAACCAGGTTGGCTCCGGAGCCAGTAGGACCACCCACCAGCACCTGCTCCGAAACAGCGTCAACAAGCGTGCTTGTCCCCTGGTTGACCCAGGCCCAACCCGTTTGCGGCGGCGCAGTAAACGGCGCCTCAATCGAAGAGCCGCCGCCACCTCCGCTAGGGCCCCACGCAGGTTGCCCTGCCACGATCTGCAACACATCGCCAGTTGCGCCGGCTGACAGCCGCATCGGATCGCCATCTGTTCCGCCGACGATGAGATCTCCGACAGCCGTCATCGGATTCGCGAAGCCACCTCCAGATCCGCCAGCGCCTGAATATGCCTCTCGCCAATCAACCCAGCCACCTATTGTGACCGGACCAGTGTTTGCGACTCCTATGCGCAGGTAGTCGTCCTGGTTGTCCCAATTTGTGGTTGATGTGGCTGCGGATACGACTCCAGATGTTCTGTTTGCAACGACATAAACAGTCGAATTTGCAGGCAGAGTTATTGCCCCGTCTGCAACTATGGCGCCACCGAATGCACCACCGTAGTATCCCAGGGTGAGCCCAGTCGTTGTGCTGCCTCGCATGCCAAATACTGATGCTGCCGCAGCGGCGCGGAAATTTTCGTTGACGATAACATCCGCGCCGCTGCCGGCAATTACTTGATCCATATCGACTCCTACAAAGTGACAATCGCCGGATGCCCGCGCCCAACCGCCTCGGACATTTGATAAACCCGCACGACGCTACCCGGCGGGAACGCAGTCCGGTCGTAATAGCTGGTTGCCAGATCCGCGCTGCTTGCGACAAGCCGACCAGGCGCCAGCAGCGCGGCCACCGGCGCAACCGATGGAGATGTACTCAGCCGTACCTGTCCCACTTTTTCGAGCAGCAAGGCATTGACGACTTGCACAAGCGTTGTGCCCACAGCGACGTAGTCCCCCGCAGCAGACAGCGCGCCAAACTGGCCGGTGGACTGGTCGTCCACAGCTGGCAGCCGGAAAGCCTGGGGCATGCCGTCACTGAGCGAGTAGCACGCAAGCTCCTTGTCGCGGGCCGACAGCGACCACAGCAATCCACCAGAGATCACGCAGCCGATCGGGAAGCCACCCACGCCGAACTGCAGCGTGATCGATCCCGTGGCGGGGTCGATCCGGTAGCCGCGATCCGTTGCGCGCGAGACGGCCCAGATTGACGTGCCGTCGGTGGTCAGGTGGTGCGCTGTGAGGTTGATGTCGCGCACCGTGGCCAGTGTCGTGAGATCCAGACCTCGGATGATCCCGCTGTACGAGCACGCGACCCACAGCAGACCGCCGACGATCACCATGTCCTGCCCATCACCAGCCAATGGCAGCGCCACCACGGCCTGCTGCACAAGATCTGCATCCCAGCGGCGCACAGACCCAGGAGTGCCGGAGCCCTGGCTGCTGGTGTACAGGTTGCTGCCGTTGGCCACCAAGCGCGGCGCAGCTCCAGTCCCAACACCGATCAGCTGCTGAGATACCTGGGCCAAGGACTCGGCAACACGCTTGCGGATGCCTCCATCTCCGCTCGACGTGTAGATCGAGTACAGGTAGCCGCCAACAACCACAGCAGACTTGCCATCCCGGCCGCCATCGCTTGCAGTCAACACCGGCTCGTACACGCCGGCACGCACCGTCACTGGTGACGCGCTGGCCGTGTAGTTGGCTATCCCCCCGGAAGGCGTCTCCACCTCGATCTCATACGCCTGCGTTGACTCGCCCAGCGGCACCGTGCCACCGAGCCAGTTTTCCGACAGCCTGGTGCGTCGCACCCAGCTCAGCGTGAGGTCGCTGCCGGAGGCGCGGGCGCGCAGGTTGACGGGCGCGAATGGCCGCAAGCCCTCGCCCGTGTTGGCGTACCTCAGATCGACAGCAGACTCGTCTTGGCGGCCGATGCTCAAGGCCCGGTAGATCCATGTCTGGCCGAGGTCGGACAGGCCCATGATGGGGCGCAACATGCCGGCGCCCGTGAGCAGCACAAACGCGTCGCCAACGGCATGTGCCGCCATGGCATGCTCCGTGCCCCGCATGCCGCGCCACAGGCCGGTGAGCCGGTATTGGCCGGCAGACAGCTCCTCGGCGCGCTGGAACCTGGCAATCTCCCACCGCCCAGGCGCGCCCAACGCGAAGGTGTTTAGCGAACCGCGCAGCAACGCATCGCGCGTTATCGTGTGCAGCTCGCCATTGCCAACAGTGACGACCAGGGCACTGGCCTCATCGATCATGTTGAGCGGAGCCGCCACAGGCACGGTCTGCGCGCTGCCGATCACAGAGACCGACATCACGGAGCCATATTCCGCAAGCGTTGCTGCATCGACACCAGCACGCAGCGTGTAGCCCAGGTAGGAGCCCGTGTAGCCCTTGCCTGCCGTGTAGATGCCGGCATTGTTGTCGGCATCGCGCAGTATGGGGATATCGAGGATCTTGAGCAGCGTCACCGACGGCAGCGGCGCGACCTGCTGCCCTCCAGGACCGCCTGAAGAGCCAGGCGCAGTCTGCTCGTAGATCGACGTGTCCGCCGGCACAACCTCCCACTCGCAGCGCACGCCTGTGTCGGTGGCCCGCACCACGCGCCACAGAGACCGCACGCCCTCGGGATACTCGATTGTCACGCCATCGCCCGCGCTGACGGCTGCGTACTTGCGGGGGACCGCAGCAGTGCGCTTGTCACGGTTGGACCAGGTATCAAACATGACGCGTTGCGCGACGCTGGCAGCCTGGTCGGCGGACAAGGCAATGGGCAGTTGCACGGTCTGCTCGTAGATCGAGCGCGTGACCTGGCGGAACGCATGCTGCGTGTCGGTCTGGTAGTCAAACTTCGGGTCCACGTAGCTGACGCTGACCCGCGAAGGCAACTCGGCCTCCTGGGTGCGCGTGAGCGGCAGCGGGTCCCCTGGATCGCTCCCATACTCCACAGTGCCAAGATCCACGTATGGGACATCGGCCACGGATGTGACATCCGCGAGTCGGAAAAACCGCAGCTTGCCGTCTTCCTCACGCGCTCCTAGCGAGTACGCCATCAGCAACGGGTCAAGGTTAGCTCTTGCGGTTGCCGGGCTGGCTATCACATACCCGTGCACCATGTCCGCGACAGTGGAGACATCGACATCAGCGGCGTCGATCCCGGCCTGCGCGCATTGGTCTAGGATCACGCTGGCCACGCTGACCGGCGCATCCGTGGAGCGGTTGAGCAGTGCGACACAGACGCGCCACTGCGTTGACCCATCCCGCTGCAGCGCGCCCACGGCATCACCAGCGATGGTGTACGGGCGATTCAGCACTGGAGATGCATCGGCCACGCCCGCAATCAGGAAGGGTGTGGTGTGTAGCACGTCAACCACGATGGAGCCGCCCTCGGACCTCAAGTGCAGCAGCTGCGTCTCGGACGTGCCGACAGCATGCGAGAGCACAACTCGATCATTTGCGTCTGTCGTAATGCGAGAGTTCGCGCCGCCAGGGTTTGGGATATCGCCCTGCAGCTCACCCGTGAGCACATCGTATGCCCTCAGTCGCCCCGAAGTAGTGACGACGAAAACATGAGTGCTGTTGATTGCCAACAGCGCCGCAACCACCCCGGGAATGACCACGGATGGATTGCTCGCAAGCCACTCGTGTATGGACAAGCCGCCGCCATAGGCCAAACCGCCGGCGAACACCACGCGCCCTCCACGCTTCGCCCACATCCCACCAAGCGGGCGTACGGAGCCGGTGAGGTAGTAACGGACCCTGCCGTCAAGCTCGATGATCGCAGTGTGGCCGCTGTAGTCGTTGGGGACAACTGGATAATCAAGCACACAGGTTGCATCGATATCCGCATCCCCTCGGATGTCTTCGAGACCGAGTATTGGACTCCCATTGCGAGCGAGTGGGGTGATGCTTGAGATCAGCTCCACTGTTTCCAGACCCAGCGCGTACACGTCATAGCGCACAGCCAGGTAAGGCGTCCCCGGAGCGGTGTAGTCGTTGCGCCGGAACACCATTGCCGGGTCGCCGGAGGTTGGGATGCGCGTATAGCCGGGGGGGAAGCGCCGGCGGCGGGAATGGTCTGCCAGGCTCCATATCGCTGCTGATCGACCAGCGCTCCTGTGGTCACTTCGAACGAAAACTGAGGAACGCGGCCGCCAGGGCACTCGATGTCCGTGAGCATCACATAGGCCAGCCCGCGATATGCGGGCGTGCTTCCGGGGCCTCCATCCCAAGCCTCCATGAACGGATCCGGCAACTGCGACTCCGTGCCTGTGTAGAACTTGAGCTTTGCCACAGGATTGGCAGAGCTGGCAAGCGCAGACTCCAATGCTGCATCGGTGGACATGTCGTAGACCAGCTCGCCGTCCTGCCAGATCTTGCGGATGCTGGTCAGCTCTCCGCGCGACAGGGCCACGGCCATGTGGATGTAGTAGGTGTATGTCGTCACCTTGGGGCCGCCACCCTTGCCCTGGCTGGTCGTGGTGCTGCGCTCGATCAGCTTGTCCGGGGACCAGATCACATTGCCGCCCACGCGCTGCGTGCCGTAGACCGTAGGGATGCCGGTGCCATATGTGGACACGGTGACCTTGAGGTCGTCCAGGCGCGGGCCTTCGCTGCGTTGTGCAGGCGTCAGCAGGCCGCCGACCAGCGACCCAACCATAAAGCCCAGTTGCGGCATGCCGAAGAACGAGCCTACGGCTGCTCCCGCCAGGCCCAGCACAGACTGCATGCTCATGGGGTCAATCTCCGATTTCTGGGAATGCAAAAGCGCCGCGAATACGGGCGCGCCACACGGCATCCAGCCGCATCTCTACAACGCTTCGCACGCCGGCATAGGCATGCACCAGGGCCAGGCCGCCCCCTGGGTAATCGGCCACGATGGCCATGTGACGCTGGTCGGCCTGGGCCATCACCAGCACGTCGCCTGGCTGGATCTGCGCCATGGCCACGGAGCGCATGTGCTGCCTGCAAAAATCCAGCATGCGCTCGTCCTCGGCAGTGCGGCCGTAGCCGCAGGCATCCAGGTGGTGCAGGCCAAGCTCTGCGCGCACGCACACGGCCAGCCCGATGCAATCCACACCAGACCGGCTGCGTCCCTGGTGCTTCCAGCGCACGCCAACCCAGCCCCGCGCGGCAGCCACGATTTGGGCTCTTGTGACGCTCATGATCCACTCCCACTCTTGCCGCCAAGGCCGAGGATGCGGTCGCTGCCGGGCACCTTGGGCATGCCCCGGAAGTTGACCCAGTTGGAGTACTTGAGGCGGCAGTCCTCTTCGAATCGCTTGCGGCAGCCCGGTATCGCTTCGTAGGTGTCGCCCACGGCAATGTTGGATGGCATGGGCAGCGACAGCACAAAGGTTCCGCCAGGGGCGAATGAAGAGACCTCCATGGAATAGCCATCGTTGGCCCCGCTGGTCCACGTCACAAGCCCAGCGCCGAAGTAGTCCTCTATCTCCGCACGCGAGGTATCTCGAAAGCTGCGCCGGTCGGTCACAGCAGTCACGGTGCCGAAGACCTTCAGCGCCTGGGCATCGACCTTGCAGCGTGCATCACCGAACGTCGCATCGCAGCCCTTGGCATACACGCGGCCCACGGTCTGCTGCAGCGCCTGTGCCAGGCCCCGGAACTCGGCGCTGTAGGTCAGCCGCGCTGTGGACAAGTTGCCCAGCGTGCCGCTCTGCAGGATCATCCCGCCCGCGGCTGGGTTGGTGTAGTCGGCCTCGAACAGCAGCACGGCAGCGCCGTCCCAGCGGCCGCCGAGGATGTCCGCCTCATCGATGCCCTGGGACAACAGGAAGCCAACCACCTCGCTGTTTTGCACGGCCAGATCAGCGGTCTGCTGGATCGCGAAGGGGGAGAACCCGTCCACGGGGTCATAGGCCACGCCATCCAGCGTGACGCTCACGTCCACACTGGATCTCGCCAGCACAGTTCCGTCGCGGGCCGTTATCCGCATGCACCATGCAAGCGTAGTTGAGTCCTTACCCTGTGCGGCTGCAAGTTCCGGGGATCGGTATTTCATTCGCGCACCTCTCTCAAGATAATTGAAGACGCTTGAACGAATAGACCGCCATCTCCTTTATTTACCACTTGACCAGGAAGCTGGTCAGATTGATACCTTACAGGGACCACAAACTCACCTGTCCATGTAATCTCATAAGGTGACGCGCGCTTAAATGCATTTCCATCGGAAGCAGTCAAGCCAGATGTATTCACTGCAACTGTAATTGTCTGCCCAGAAACTGAAACAACAGTCAATGGTATAGAGTTCAATTTCTGAGATGCAGATCCAGTAACACCAGACAAATAAATCTCCGAACCCAATTCAGGATCAACTGTAAACGCAGTAGACACCACGAAAACATGCTGAGTTCCTGGTGTATGAGATGTAACCGTCCTAATTTCATCAGGCTGGACAGTAAGAACTCCTGTCTCGACATCAATAGAATACTGACCTGCGCTACCTCCAGGCGTCATCTCTACACCGTTTCTGAAGAACTTTAGATTACCCCTGGGCCTTGTTATTTTTCTTAGATATGTGTTTGTAGAGCCATATATCTTTCCTATCTGTGAAATTCCAGGGCTCACGTAAGATACCATGCCCTGCCCGGTAGAAACCTCAAAATCAAGAAAGTCTTGAAACGGGAAATAGTTTGCTCTACCCCTAACCTCATTGAAATGCGCGATCAAAGACTGATATTTATTCAAATCCCTAGCCGCTGTACTCACGTCATATGAGTGCCTGTTGAAAACCCAAATCTGATTTGTTTTCTCAAATCCACCTTGGTTTTCTGCAATTACAGTTTTCCACTCAGGTCCGCCAACTGCCCCAAAAGCTATGCACATCGGGAATTCAACAGGTACATACATCAGGAGTTCCTCACACCCATGGCCAGCTTGCGCTGGATCTCAGAGGCAATTTGCGTTCCCGTCGCCCTTGTCGTTTGGGGCGGGACATATACATTGATAGGCATGGAAGTCTGCGATCCACCGCCACGTATAGGGTCCACGCGGCCGTCGCCCGAACTCATCAGGTAGGTCTTTCCGCCCTGGGTGAACAACTCGGAGCCGCGCTCGTTGACCTCGTAGAACTTGCCGGCTTGGGTGGGGCCGCCGTTGGCGCGCGCGCCGCCGAACAGACCTCCCAGCCAACTGAAGATGCCGCCACCGGTAGATGTAGCGGCCTGGCCACCAAGGCTGGTTGTTGCGGCTGCAGCTGCGGTCGCTAGGGCTGCGACAGATGCAGCAGCGGTTGTCGAACTGGCAGCCAGAGCGGCAGTGGACGCGGCTGCTGTGCCATCTGCACCCTGAGGCACAGATCCAAACAAGCCCCCGAAGAGACTGCCAAGCAATCCGCCTGCGCCACTACCATCATTGATCCTTCCTTGCAGCATCTGAGCCAGAGGCCCGGTAATCTGCTGGCGGATGATGATCCTGGAAATATCCGTAGCGATGGAATCCGCCAAATCCGTGAAGCTAAGCTTGCCGGTCTTCACGAAGCTGACCAGCGAGTCCTCCAGACCACTGAACGTGTTCGTGAACAGCCGCTCCACCTGGGCCGAGACATTGGCCACGTCGTCTACATACGTGGACAGCGCGCGCGTCGCCCCATTCGTCCAATCGCCCTGCAGTTGCCGGACGCTGTCAAAGTAGCTCTGGAGGTCTTGCAGGGCCTGATCCTGCGCCTCTTTGATCTTCAGCATTTCCGCGACGTACTTGTCTGACCCAAGGATCTCCTTTGGCGTGTTCTTCACCAGGTCCAACTGCATCCGCTGGAATTCGCGGTAGACAGTCCTCTGAGCCTCTACTTCCTGCCTCTGACGCTCGCTCAGGCCGAAAGCACCAAGAGATTTCTGGTACTGCTCATTCCTGGAATCGCTGTTGTTCCTGATGGTCTCTTCACGCTGACGCGACCTCTCGTTGAATTGCTTATTGAGATCAGCAATTCTTTTTTCTTCCCTCAGCTCCTCCTCTCGGAGCTTCACAGAAGCCTCTATTGCTGCATTCTTTTGCAGCTGTGCCTTGATAGCCTCTTGCGCGGCAAGCAAGCTCTTCTGGTCCGCAGTCAGCTGCCTTTTCTCTTTCAGGTCAGTGATCTGCTGCTCGAACTTGATCAGTTCACGCTGGGCTGCGCCGAGCTTGTCCGTTCCTGCCAACTGCTCGCGAAGTACGGCTTCTTGCTCTCTCAACTGCTGGATCATTCGGGTCGCAGCATCGTCCTGATACGCCTTAGCTGCAGCGCCTCCAGACTTCTTTGTCATGGAATCCAGCCGCTCCTGGGCGCCTAAGAGATTCTCTGAAAGCCTCTTGTATTTTTCGGTATCTTGCTTGCCTTCATCTCGAAGGTATTTCAGCTTCCCTCGCAGATCGTCTACTTGTCCTTTAACTTTTTCAATCTCACTTGCCTGGCTCTTGTATTGACTAGTTGTCTTTAAAAGAAAGTCTATCTCTTTATCTATATCTCTTGGAGGAATTATTGCTGGATTTATAAATCCACGGCCGCCCCCTGCGTTTGGCGTTACTTGCCCAGAAACACTAACATTTGTGACACGAGATTGGCGAAGTGATGCTATAGATGGGAGATTTGCTTCTACATTAGATAAATCTCTGAAATCTATCTTAATTCCCTTACCATGTTCAACTATCCATGCAATTTTCCCTATTATCTGAGACAGGAAAACATTTGCTTCACTGAAACCTTGCGGATCAGAAAGACCGCGCTTTAGTCGATCCCATGAGTTGCTTAGTTCATCAGTAGACCTTGATAATGGCGTCATGCCACGATCCGCAAGTCCCTTAACCTTACCCTCTAGGGCTTCAAGAATAATTGCCTGAGCTCCGGCAATATTATTCTGTTCAACCATTTTTTCTATTACTAGCTTTTGCTCCGTAGAAAGCAGTCCAAGCTGCTCATCCAGCTGTTTTGCTCCCGCCGCAGGGTCCTTAAACGCCTGAGCAAGCTGCTTTGCTGCTGCTGGCACCTCCTGCCCTGTAGCCTTGGCGAAATCTGCAACGATGAGGGACAGAGGCTCCAGCATGGCTGGACCGATGTTGCGGACAGCCGCGAAGGCATCAACAACCTGCACAGATGCATCACGGCTCACACCAGGCAATTCGTTGATCTTCGATATGAGCGAGTCAACGCCTTGAATGTCCACCACGCGGCCAGTCGCCGCGAATCGGATGGATGTATCCATCAGGTCGCGAAGCCTGCGGTCGGCAGAAACCGCAACAGCGACGAAGCCAGCTATCGCAGCAGCACTGATAGTGAACGGGTTCACCAAGCCAGCGATGTAGCCGCCCAGGGCTCGCGCAGCTGGCCCTATACCTCCGAACATGTCCTTCAACTGGCCGCCTTGCTGAAGGAAAACAGTCAGCGGCGCCTGCCCGCCTTGGAGAGAGACGAAAATGTCGGTGAATTGGGCCGGAACGCCGCGCAGTGCGGCAGCAGTTTGCTTTGCAGTGACGCCGCCTTTTTGCAGAGCCTGTTCCTGCTCCTTTAGCTTCTGTATGTACGGCGCGGCTTGATCAGCAAGCCCCTTCTGAGCGGCCTGCATCTCCAGCAGCTGGACGCGCGTCTTTCCGATGGCATCGGCCTGCTCTTTCAATCCGTCAAGGAAACCCTTGTTCGCTGAATCGATAGCCTTCTGCTCTCGCTCAAGCTGGCGCGCATTCTTTTCCGCCGCACGCTGGGCTCGATCCATACCCTTCTCGAATTGTCCGACTTCAGCAACAACGTTAAGAGTTAGCGTGCCAAGTGAGCGATTTGCCATTTTTACTCCTGCAAAAGAAAAAGCCCCGAAACTCGGGGCTTTACTATGTTTTCACTTCTATTTTCTTAACCATTCAGCTCTTGTCCAGTAGCTGAATTTTTCGTATCCAGCATCTCTGGACTTCAAAGATTGCTCTAGAGTCGCTGTAGATATACGCGCATATTCACCATTTATCTCAAGGACGGTAAATGTTTGCCCTCTTTCTACTCTTGAGCTAGTTATGCATAAAGGCCATGCGCGTGAAAGATCATCATCAACCGCGATCTTTTTTCCAAGAACATGGAGTATGTATATATCATCGAATCTTTGCCTGTATTCGCAACCCCACCGGCCAGGAATAAACTCAACCTCATCCCCCTCTTTATACCAGTACGAAGCAACGGGTTTTTTATCTTCCACCGGATTCCTGGAGGGCTGTTTGTATATAAAAAAACAAACTGCAAATAACGCAAATAAAAAAGCAGAAACTTTTGCCCACCTAGGAAACATCTCTATCTCCTGCGGGCCATTTTCATCGTCGTCTTTGATGATCTTCATAGATCCCCCATGCTGGACATGAGTGGATCGTAGCAAAACCGTGCAGCAGCCCAAGAAGCACAAAACCCCGCCTGGGCGGGGTTCCGAGTAACTGAAAAGTTGTCAGGACACGAAGGACAGCGGCTTGCTTGCCTCGTACTGCATGCGTTGAGCCAACCGCTGGTTGCACGCGGCAGCCAGATCGGCAAGCTCCTGGTTCGTCGGCAACATAGACCCCTTCTCAAGCAACCGGCCCGGCAGATCAGCCATGGAGGCAACCATCGCATTTGCCTTGATAGGCTTGGCCCAAGGCTTGGGCGCCCCGGTGCCCGCATTCCAATCCATATGAAACATCCAGCGGTCGTGTTTGTGCTCGTCGTTGTCGTCTACCACTGCATTGAAGACTGTGATGGCTGCCTGTTGCGCAACTTCGGAAGCCAGTGCAAAGGCTTTCTTGATCTTCTCGTTGTCCGTAGCCAGCGGCGGCTCCTCGTCCACCACTTCCCACTCTGCCGTGTGGCGAGCGATGATCGATACCGCCTCGCTGAACTCATGGCGCGGGATCTCGCGGTAGCCGACCTTGAAGTGCGCCTTGAGCTTGCTCCAGCCCTGAACCATCAGCGCCGCCTGTTTGGCCTTGGGCAGGCGATCAGCCGCTGTCTTCAGCATCAGGCGCAGGGACTCAGCCTCCTCTGCGGTCAGCTTGTCGCCCGGGTTCACCGCGTACACGGCGCGCGGGTTGATGGCTACGCCGTCGTTCCAGTACTGCCACAGCACGTCGTCGCACTCGTTCTGGAACACGACGACCTTGGCGGCCGTTTCGGCGCTCTTCATCTTCTTCGGCTCCAAGGTGGCGAGCCAGCCGGGGAGCTTGCGCAGAGGCAGCCCAACGACTTCCTGCACGCCGCCATCCGAGGGTGTTCGGATATTCCGAATACCCCACCGCGCGGCGTTTTCCTTCATTTTTTCGAACTGCCCGGACCAGCTGAGGCCCATCGCAGAAACCAGCGCCTTCATGGGGGTGAAGGGCTGACCTTCATGCTCAACGAGGGCGATCTCCAGGCCATGAAACGGCACGGTGATTGCGCGAGAGGTGCTGACTTGCGTAGAATCCGACATGTTGAATCCTTGTTTAGCTGCTTGGGTTACATCACTCGAAGCCCTGCCGGTTCCAGCCGTCAGGGCTTCACTCTTTTCAGGCCGCCTGCGCATGGGTGGCTTCCTGGGCCTTTCGACTCTGCTCCAGGCGGAAAATCAGTTCTGCCGTCACACTGCGTCGTGCCGCCACGGCTTGCGACTTGAGCCATTCCTTGAGGTCTTCAGGCAGACGAACGTTCGTTTGCGCATCTGTACGTGCCATGCTTCATCCTTTCGTGTAGCACTGTGCTTGGGACTTCAATGTAGCATCCTGCTTGGTTGCGTGCAAGCACTTTGCTTCGATAATCCTCTACATGTCATCTGAAGACGTCCAAACCAACCTTCGCCTTCCTGCTGAGCTCAAGGAGCGGCTGGTTTCGGTTGCAGCAGCGAACAAGAGATCTCTGAGCGCCGAGGTCACAGCAAGGCTGGAGCAATCTCTGCAAGAGCCATCAGCCGTGATAATCTGGCCCGACCTTGAGGCCCTGACGCAGCAGATGCGAGAGAGCACACAGGTCGTTCTTCAGGCAGCCAAGGAAACTCAAGACCTGGCCAGAAAAATCGAGGCGAGCAAGGTCAAGAAGCAGTAGGCCGCGCCTTACGCTTGCGCTCCCTGACCTCAAGGGGCGCTCCCAGGAGCTTTGCCACTTCCAAGATCCCGCTAGCATCAGGAGCTACCGTCTGCTCGTTGGGATCTGCCACGTCATGGAACCTGACGAACTGCTCGAACTTGAGCTTCCCCTGTTGGGACAGGTGGTAGCGGTAGTCTGACATAGCGAAGAGGTACTCCAGCCGCATGCCGAGGTTGAGGGGGCCGCGCAGTTGGCGGTATGCCGCCCACGTGGCCACCTCTTCAGCGCTCAGGTTGCGCCGGGCGTCTTCGATCCTTCTGCCTCCGATGCCGTTGAGGACGAGTTCGCAGAAGAGCTCGTCGTCGGCTGTGAGTTTTTTTGCTCAACCCCAGCCAGCGGCGCCAGCACATCCCAGACGGCGGTCTGCAGAGGCGTGTCGAGGTTGTAGGCGTCCTCATAGGAGAGCTGCTCGAAAGCGCCATGCTCGTTCTTGAGCAGCATGCATTCGCTGATGGCTGTGGCCACCATCTGCTTGCCGCCGTCCTCGCCGTTGCGCTTGTGAATGTCTTGCCACTTGCCGGCCGATGGCCGCAGGAAGTAGACATCGGCGTCGAACTGGACCTCTTCGCCCGTTTCGGGATTCTTCGAGGTCCATTCGATATGGCGCAGCACCGGCTCAGTGGAGACGATGGCGCCAGCCTTCTTGAAGTCTTTGATGCTCTTCAGAGTGCTCATTCATTACACCTTCGGGATGAGAACTTGGCTGCCAGAGATCTGGATGCCGACGTTGGAGGTGACCACGGCATTGAGCGCGAACGTCACCGGGAAGCTGGACAGGTAGCCCTGGAACGTTAGCCACGAACGGCCGGAGGGCAGGATGAAGTCGCCATCGCTGTCCACACCGGTTGGAGGCAGGTTGATGGTGCCATCCGGCTGCTTCGGGCCGTCGCCCCAGCCGATGGCCCACTTGATCGTGGTCCCGGCTTGCTTCAGTGCGTAGAGGCGAACGTGAACCGGGTTGCTGGGGTCCACGTTAATCGTGAATGTGGCGGTGCCCGGGGTGCCCAGGCCAGCCTCATACTCGCGGTCGCCGCTGTTCAGGCAGGTGGTCTCGATCTGGTCGCGGGTGCTATCGATGCCATCGATAGCGGTAACGCAGCCGACGTCCATCACTTGGCCGTTGTCGGGGTCGATGAAGAAAAGGTCGGTGCCTTGAGTGCGAACTGCCATGATGGCTTCCTTTCGGATGAAAAAAAAGCCGCAGAGCGGCCGGTTGGTGGGGAATCGGAAATAAAAAAACCCGCTCGGGGCGGGCTCAGATATCGATGATTTCGGCGGAAGGCAAGCGCGGCTTTGGAGAACGAGCCTCGGTTTCCAGCACCACACAGGTCGGATCTGCCTTCGCGCACATCTTGCGCAGGTGGGCTTTCGCCTTGGCTTCGGCCTGCTTGGCCAGCCTCATCGTGTGTTCCTCGGCCGTGTAGCGGAGGGCACCGGCCGGAACGGCCTTTGCCGCGGCGATGCGCTGCAGGCGGGCGCGATTTCAGGCGATGGCTGCTTCAGCCACAGCTTCCATGTCAGCACGCATCAGGCGGCCTTCGGATAGACGAAGCCGAGTTGGCCGCGCCGGCCAGAGATGAGCATCATCCGGGCCTCGAAGTCGCGCCGGTCAGCGGATGTGTTGGCGATGCTCTGCACCAGGTTGATCTGCTGGTCCAATAGGGTCTGTCCGCCTTCCGTGAGCCACTGGTGCATCTTCTGGGACTCACTGCGCCGGGCCTTGAGTTCCGCGTGAACCTCATCGGGCAGTAGGCATCCGTAGACCCAGCGGTCAGTGATCTGCCCGTAGAGTGGGCACGTGCCGCCAGCGTGGCCCGTGTAGATCGTTCCGGTGAGCTTGGCCAGCGCCTGGTAGTACTCGGGCTTGAAGCGCAGTTCCCAGATGCCGACTGAGTCACGCAGGAGTAGCGGCAGCAGGTTGGCATTGCCCTCGGCGCGGATGCCGCTGCGGATGATGGCGTCGATCTGGAGGTCACACCAGACGCCAAAGTCATCCGACAGCCAGCGCGCAAAGGCCACGGCCAGCTTCGGATGCAGCCACGTCCCGGCCTGACCGCGCACCTTGGACGTTCGCACAAGCTCTCCACGCTCCCTGTCGCCTTTGATGCCGGAAAATCCGGCATCAAACCTCAGCGCCTTGGCCAGGGCGGCTATGTAGCCAGCCGTGCCAGGCAACTCCAGCCAGTGGGAAGGTTTGCGGCTGAAGCGCTTTGCCGCCTCGGTGGCGTTGAACCATCCAGCCTCGTTGAAGCTGTACAGATGGCCTTCGAAATCTTGCTTGATGATGCTGTTCATCGTCATACCCCGCCCCTAGTTTTAAGGGGCACCAGCAGGCGGCGCTAGGGGTCAGTTACGCCACTTTTCGGGGATCAGCCTAGCTGGTGCAGAAACACAAAAGCCCGCGATCAGCGGGCTATGAGCAAAAAGAAAACCGCCTCTCGGGCGGTCTAGTTGGTTGCGGATCTGTGCCCGCTAGGATCTGTTCACCCACCAGTCGCACTGGAAGCGGGAGACATAGCTCTTGGTGTCCGGGTCGCGGTCTTCACCCATCCAGAAAGTGACGTGAGCGTGGCCTTCAATGGCAGTGGCCAGCGCGGCGCTGATCTGCCTCGTGACTGCTGGGCCCTGTGCCGGATTGGCGTAGACCTCGACCTGCAGCGTGAAGGTGTCCACGTCAGGGCGGTCTCCGATGTAGTTCTCTGGCGTGCCTGAGATCTGTCGCCAGACGGCATAGGGATAGGCCACGTCTTGCGGCGCCATGCCGAAGAGGTAGAAGCGCAGTGGTCCCGAACCAGTCTTCAGCAAGGCCTGCACCGCAGGAACATTGACGGCAGCAAAGATTGGTGGAGTCACTTCAAGCCTTCCTTGCCCGCTTCAGCGCCCGATCCAGGGCAGCTTCGTATTGCTGGATGAACTCCTGACCAACGGCCTCAGCCTGGCTCTCAAGCGCCGGCTGCATGAATGGCCGAGCAGCCATCTTCTCCGTGCCAAGCTCAAGGAAACGCCAGTGGAATGTCTTGCCGCCGAGCCCAAGGTCTGGGTTGGACCTTTCGGATTTCGCTGTCCCGGCAACGCCGATACGGAACCCGAGATTCCCCGTTTGCCTGAACAGCCGGCCATTCCATCGCTGCTCGATGTTGAAGGCGATCTGGCGGCCCGTCTCAGGGTCATCAAGGCGCATTGCGTTCTGCTTGGCCTTTGCAACCACCAGAGCGGATGCGCGGCGCAGGGCGGCGCGTCCACCTCGTAGACGCATGTCTTCAGAGACCTCGGCTAGCTTCGCCTTGAGTGCCGCCGCTCCCTCCAGTTTGAACTGCGTCATTGCATCCCCCTGCTGATCGCCTTGTGCTCTTCGAACCAGTCGATGGAGCGGCGTGCGTTGCGGTAGTGTCGGAACGTGGGGATGCCTGCTGTCCAGTGTAGGATCTTCGCGCCTGCATCGTCCTGGCCTTCGTCCACCATTACGTTCCATGCGGCCGGCAGCTCTCCGATGTCGGCATCATCCAGATCAGCAAAAGTCAGCAGCTCCAGTGCCGACGCTTTTGCAAGAGTGGCCGGAGTGGTATGCCACCAAGCAGGATGCCCACAGTTGAAGAGCATCACGCTGGCCCAGTTCTTCCGCGCGTAGTTGGACTGGTCGCACTCCATGTCGGTGCCCACGTACTTGCGGGCGTGTTGGCTCTGGTAGGCGGGATGCTTGACGACCTGCACAGCCTTCGACTCATCGAATTCAGCGTCCAGCTCGGCAACGTCACCCAGGCAGATCATGTCGCAGGCATCCATGAAGATCGCACGGCCTGTGTAACCCATAAGGTGCGGCACGAGGAAGCGCGAGACCGTGAAATTGTTGGTGCCCACTGGCAGTCCCATCGTGGACAGAGGCACGATGGACACCGGCTGGCTGGCGCGCTTGAGCATGCTGGAAACGAAGGTGTGGAAACCTACCGATTCGCGCGGGTCGAACCCGCAGAACAGCGTGATCATGGCTTCACCGCCTCCAGCCTGAAGTCGCGGATGTTGCGACCTGCAGGATGGAACTGCGTGACGTGCTCCTTGACCTTCCTGAATCCTGCAGCCTCGACCTTCGGTGCCAGCGTGCTGAAGGTGTACGACCACCGATGAAGCATGAACGGGTCCTCCAGCCTGTCATCGCCGAAAAGTCCCCACAGGCCCAGCTGGTCTGGGTGCTTTCCGGTTTTCGTGCGACCGCTGATGATGTTCTGGCAGCACTTGATCAGGTCTGGCAGCTCCAGCACCAGCTTTCCGCCCGGCGCCAGCAGTCGATGCCATTCCTTCAGCGTCGCATCCAGTTCCCACGGGAGCAAATGTTCCACCAAGTGGATAGCCATCACCTCGGATGCACAGCCATCAGGCAGCGGTATTTGGTTGGCATTCGCCACGATGTCCGCAGCCGTGCGCTCTGCCACCGCATCCACCCCGAGATAACCCGGCAACTTGCGACCGCCACAACCGATGTTCAGCTTAATCTGCCCAGCAGGTATTTCCATGCTTCACTCGCTTCATCAGGGCGCCAGTTCCACCAGGCCAGAGACCTGAGAAATTGGCGCCGTTCGTTTTCTGTCGGGTTGGGGTTGTTCTGGTAGAGGGCCATCGCGGCCCCGTCTTCGCACCTCACTGGCACCCCGGCAATGCAGGCATCCACAGCCACATTCGAGTGCCGGCAGACAACCAAAGAAACGCCCTGCAGAGCTTTTGATATCGGCCCCGCAGAAGTCTTAACGCCTGCAATGGCATCGCGATCTTTCTTCGGGCGGAACAGCACCGCATGGCCTTCAGCGCGCAGCTTCTGGATGGTCTTGCGCTCCCAGTCTCCATGTCTCATGCCCAGGGCCTTCGAACTCTTCAGGCCCAGCCCGACTACCAGCACAGGGCCCTTTCTCGCGTCCTGGCGCAGCTGGATGCCCTGGGAATCCCAGCGTTCGGCTGGCTCGCTCCTGATCCATGCTTGGGGATGGTCGTGGTCGATGCTGACACGCATGGCGCCGTTCTCGCGCCCCCAGTAGCCCAGATCCCAGCCGATGCAGTGGCCGCCTTTGCGCAGATGCTCCATCCACCATTTCCGCCGCACCAAGTGGCCCATGCCGTAGGTCATCAGGAGATCAGAGTCGCCTCGGTATACCGTTCCGACCGTGATCGGGATAGGAGCCGCGGCGATCATCGCCTCCAGCATCCTGGCGCCCATTGCGCACATGCTTGAGTGTGTCAGGATCTCAGCGCGCACAGCACCTCTTCATATCGTTTCGCAGCCTTCTCAATAGGCAGCGCGGCACGCAGGAATCTACTCTGAACCTCTGCTCGCGTTTCTCTCGGCGCCAGCCAGTCCAGGGACATCCTCAGCTGCTCCACATTGGTGGCCCAGTACTCGGCGCCACAAGCTGTCTCGGTGTAGCCATCCTCTGGTGCGCCGACGAATGGAGTTCCTGAGCCGTGGGCGTTGGCCAGTTTCACATTCGATTTCCACTTGGCCTGCGGGTAGCCATTCCAGCCTTCGCCCCGCAGCGCCAGCACCACATCAACATCTGCCAGCCGCGGCGGGTTGATCACGAACCGCGCGCCGATGCGCCGGCACTCGGCTTCAATGGCCGGGCGCCAACTCTGAATGAATTTCTCGCTTCCCTCGTAGCCGATTACCTCGATCCGATCACGGATGGGGTTGATCTCGATGCCTGGCCGGTGGTGGTGGTAGATCACCTCGCCATGCCCCGCATCCTCTTGCATTCGCGCGTTCGGCCAGATCACCAAATCAGGCTTGAGCCGCTTGACCTCTGCACGCAGCCAGCTCAGGGACTGCTCTCGCCCCCAGCCTGAACATGCAGGCTGAGGGTAGGCATCCACACAGTCCCAGGCCCATGGCTTACCGCTTCTGCGGATCGTGGCCAGCAACTGGTCGGGGATGCGCTTCACGGCAACGATCACATCTGCCTCAGCGCATTGCTCCAGTGTCGCCATTGGCGTGGCCAGCGCACCAAGGGCGCGGGCCATCTGCACGCCGCGAATCTGCCAGCTGCCAGACGTTCCCTTGCCGGTAAACAGAATCCTCACAGCAGCCTTTCGAACGGCGCGCCGGCCGCGACCTCTTCCAATGTCCATTGCGCCCACGCCATCCGCCTGAGCATCTCCAATCGGCCGGCGTCCGTGTTGTCCTGGGCGCCGATCCAGTCTGGCATGTCAGATACCACCGGGATGCCCCACATCAGCGCCTGAACCGCCGCTCCACTGCCCCAGGTCACGACCCGGCCACATCGCGCCAGATCCCCTTCCAAAGGTTTCGCATCGCCGCGCCCTGGGTGACGTCGCACGCGGCCCGGAAACCGCGCCTGAGCGCCAATCAACCAATCTCGCGGCATAGCCGTTGGAGCGCTCCCAATGCCACGCTGAGGAAGCAGGACGGTTTCGCCCTCATTGCGCCATGGCTGGAGTTCAACACCCAGCGCATCCCATCGCTCGGCTCCACTCACCGGGAACACCCCTGCAGTGTTGTGCCTGTCACGCGCCAGTGAAATCCATCGTCGTCCGGCCAGGCCGTTGCCCCACGCCGCGTTCTCCGCAACCAGAACCTGACCATATCTGCCGGCGATCTGGTCAACCTGGCCAACTCTGTTCCAAGTCACCAACACATCGCGCGCGCCTGGGGTGGGGCTGATGCCATACCGAACCGTGAACCCATGCCGCTCCAGGCCCAGGCGAAACGCCTCGATGCGCTCAGGTATCGAGTACCTCAGATTGAGCCAAGCAGTCTTCAAGGTCGCCAAACGGATATGCCAGCAAATGTGAGCCGGGCGTGCAGTTGATGATCTCCACCCCTGCTGGCCTGTAGGCTCGGAACTGGCGCTTGAACACCTCCATCCGTTCCGCTGTCGTCGTCTTCAGCGGCTTGGGATGGAACCCAAAAAAATGCTGCCCCGGCGCGCGCATGTCGAAACCGCACAGCAGAACTCGTTTCGCCCCCATGTGCACCGCGGCCATGATTCCGAGAAGCCCTGAATTCGTGCTGCTGGCCACCGCCAAGCGCTCCACGCCTTCAATCTTCTGATGCGTCGGCGCGGCTGTGAACTTTCGTCCTGGCAGATCTTTCGCTCCAGGGTGCTGACCCCACCATGCCGCGTCGGTCGAGGCCACTGCATCGGCCCAAGGCGCCAGCCTGTAGGCGTCGCTCACTGCGACCACAAGGCCACGGCCACGCACCGAATCCGCCAGCGCCTGAGACATGCTCGGGCCGGTTGCCAGAACAAAGCACTTCAATACTTGGCCTCCAAAATGCAGAAGCCGCCCCTAGGGACGGCTTCGGAACTCCTTCAACACTGACGCGATACGATGGTTGGCGAGCTATTCAATTACTGCTTCTGTCAACAACATGCCAGATTATTATCTGCTGAGCTCTCGCTTCTGTAATTCCCTCTTGTCTAAGGAAATCGTTCCATCTGGCTTTAGAATCTCCCGTCATAGTTGATGATTCTTCATTTATTCTTTCCATCCCACAGAAGAATTTAACAATTCTATCCGCTCTTTCTCTTCTCTCTAATATTGAGGTATTAGAGTCGTAAAACTTCTTTTCCATATGCAACAATCTTAATTATTTTTGTATATTGCATCTTGGAATGAAGGTATCTTAAACGACCCATCAATCCTCGGCTTTTTAGGCTTTGTCATGGAATGCAGCTTCCTAAAAAAGCTGATCAGTTCGATCTCAACATCCTCATCTATAGGGTTTTCTTTACTTTGGATAGGCGGAGCCTCTTGGGCCTCAACGGCCGCTGCAACAAAACCGTAGACATAGGCGTTATACATAGCCGTAACCAGATCAGTCCGCCTAACAGTTATCAGATCATCCTGCATTTGTCACTCCTTACTGTGACCCTTAGCGATAGTGCTGCGGAAGCTGGCTAAGGTATCCAGCTTGTCGGGTGCCCCCTATCCGCAACGCTTCCTATTGTCCTTGACCAACACCTCTTGAGCAAGGGATCGTCATGTACTCCAGGCCAGATGCCTTGTCCTCAAGGAACGCGGCCGGGTTGTAGATCACGCCTTGGCGCCCGCTGCGCACATGCACCAACCTCATCGATGGCAGCAGGTCATCACGCTGGCGGATGGTGATTCGCGCCGTGACCTGCGACTGAGTTGCCGCCGATTGGATGAACTCGCGCGCGGACAGCGGCTCAACCGCAGCCCAGACCGTCGCGACCTGCTGCCAGGCCATCAGCACCTCGCCAGTCTCCTGGTTCTGGATCACCTCGCCAGAGCTGTCGCGCTGTTCGGTGTATGCCTCGATGCGGACTCGGTGCCTCAGCTTTCCGGATTCGAGCGCCATCAGGCCACCGTCGGCTTTCTCAGGCTGTACAGCAGTGCTGTGGCCCCTTGGGGGAGCGCATAGCCATATCCCCACTGCGTCGGCACTGCGTATTCCTGCGAACCATCGCGCTCCCTGTACATGTATGCGACCGTGATCAGCACAGCATTCCGGATGCGTTGCATGGCCCGCGGCTTCACGCCAACCAGATCGCCCTGGCTGTCTTCCAGAGGATCGCCGGCCGAGTCCAGCGGCAGGAAAGAGCCCAGGTAATCGACAACGGCCGCGCTCGCGCCTTCGATCTTCAGTTTCAGATCAGCATCATCCGCATCGGTATCGCTGCGGATGTGGTCGCGCGCCTGAGCCAATGTGACGAGCATCATGCCTGGATCCTCACTGGTGCGGTCTTGTCGATGCCGTTGCGGCCATCCTTGCCGTCACGCCCCCCCTTCACCGCCAGCCTCCAAACCGGACCAGCAATCGGCTCGGAATCGGTGTCCTCGTTTGCAATCCAGAAGTTTCTGGCCCAAGTCACGCCATCCCCCTTCAGGTAAGACTCACCCTTCCGGTAGATCCCCTTGTCAACCACAAACGGGATGTGGAATGTTTTCTCAACCACAGCTCCAGAGCTTGTCTTGATACCAAGACCGAAGTGCCTCGGGTCGGTCGGGTCCTGCATGATCTCGACAGCGGCAACACCTTCCACAATGCACTCCCAGCCCTTCATGCCGCTGGTGGCCTCGAAGCTGCGCCATAGGCCGCCCAGATGCTTGGCATAGGTGCCGCGTGGGTAGGACTTTGCAGGGTCAATGGTGGGGTTGATCTCCAGTTGGAGAGCATCACGGCCCGGATCGCCCTTCAAGCCGTCGCGGCCATCGCGCCCAGGCTCCCCATCCTTGCCTGGCGCGCCATCTTTCCCATCTTTCCCGTCAACACCGTCGCGGCCATCAGCACCATCTCGACCAGGAGGCCCTTCAGGACCGCGCTCCCCGTCTTTCCCAGGCGATCCATCTTGCCCGTCGCGCCCCGGAAGGCCATCGACACCGTCTTTACCTGGTGCTCCATCAAGCCCGTTGGCGCCATCCGCCCCGCGTTCGCCATCTTTGCCTGGCGCTCCATCAACTCCATCGCGCCCATCGGCGCCCTTTTCTCCTGGCGCTCCGTCTTTTCCATCTGCACCAGGAGCACCATCCTTGCCGTCTGCGCCATCGCGCCCGGGGGCTCCATCCACTCCATCACGGCCAGTCAAACCATCTGCACCGTCCTTCCCATCTACGCCATCTCGTGGCTTGGCATCTTCGAGAGCCTTGAGGCGCGCGGAAAAGGGCCGCAAGACCTCCAGTACTGCGTCTGCGACGGCTTTGATGTTCATGCGTCTTCCTCAAATGATGGCCATCCGACCGTCACGTCAATTTTTGAAAGTGCCTCAGCATCCCCGGCAAGAGCATCGATCTGGTCTTCTATGCGCTGGCGTGTGCCCGTCAGCAGCCCGTGCACCTGGCGGTATGCGTCATCCTTGGCCTGGATGCGATCGGCCAGCACCATGCGGTCCAGCCCGCGTGCCAGCGCTGCGGCATCGATCCAGGGCGTTGCGGCTGCGGGGTCAGCCTCGAGCGCCCTCGCCTCTTCGGTCTGCACAGGCCAGCTCTCGCGCTCGCTCAGGGGATAGCCTGCCGCGATCACTTGGATACGGCGCCGGTACTCAACTGCAAGGACCTGACGCAGGGTCGCAGCAATTTCGGCAGCAGGCCGCAGCTCGGCAGGTAGCGGCACGCCGCCAGCCGCCAGCCACGCGCGATACTCGACGGCATCGGGATTGGATGGCAGGCCTGGAGCATCGATCAATGGGATGGTTGCTCGCACGCCGTCGCTCCAGCGGGATACGTGCCCCGTTTCGCTCGAAAGCTGGTAGCTGATCATGCGTATTCACCCCCGCTGGTTCTAGTCCCCGCTGCATTGCCAGGTAGGAAGCTGTCCCCCGCGCCATTAACGTTGATCATCGAATTGCCTGCTGTGGTGAACCGTGAGCCGGTTGCGGAACCTGTGAACGTAGGGAGCACTACTCGCGCGTAGCTCAGCGAGCCAGCGTAGATAAATGCCGCCGCAAAGGATCGAGAGCCAGTAAGAGTGAACGCCACAAGGGTGGTGTCGAGGAAGCCGTTATCGAGGTTTGCAAAGGATGGGGCGTTGCCAATAATTTGCGCCGTGCCCGTGATGACGACTTGCCCCCGGAGCAGTGCGGCCACATGCGCGAAGGCGCACACCCCATAGATGTTGTCGGTACCGGTGATGTACGCACCATTTGTGGCGACCAGCGCAGAAACAGATGACGATTGAAGCTGACATTTCGAGACCGTCACGTCAGTGCCTGCACCGGAGGACGTGATGCAGCTTGCAGATGTCGATATGACGACGTTGCTTGGACTCGACGCGTTCCCGAAAATCGACACCCTACCGTTCAATGTTTTGGTGAATACGGCAGAGTCAGTGTAAGTGCCGTCAGCGAGTTGCACGGTGATTGTGTATCCGCCGAAATCTATAGGCACAACAATTTCAGCAACTCGCTGAAGAGTTTTAAATGCCCCGCCCGCAGTATTGCTCAGCCCGGTGTTGCTGTCGCTGCCATCTGTGCGGACGTAGTAGGTACGCGCAGCGGTGAGCTTCTCTCCGAAATATCCCTGGAAGTACGAAATCAGCGCAGCTTTCAGATTTGACCAAGTCAGCTTCTTCAGACCAAAAGATAGGGCGCTATCTACCAGTGCTAGTTCGTCTGCATCCGCCGGGGCCGGCTTAGATGTTGCCGCATGCACAACCTCTGCGACATCCGCTGCGCCACCTGTTGGGCCTGTTGGCCCTGCCGGACCAGTAGCTCCGGTTGGTCCTGCAGGTCCTTGAGGCCCAGTCTCTCCTTGGGGACCAGTTGGCCCTTGAGGCCCAGTGGGTCCATCGGCTCCTGCTGGTCCCGTTGCTCCGGTCGGCCCGGTAGCGCCTGTTGCTCCAGTTTCCCCCTGCGCGCCACGCTGGCTCCAGACAACAGGACTGACGCTTTCCAGCATCCACTCCGTTTTGTCGCTGGACTGGTAGGCGTACTTACGCACATCGCCAGCCGAAACCGAAAGCGCCAGCCGGGCCGCCTCATCAGCAACAACCCAGTTGTGAGGCGCGTGTATTTCGCCGGTCGGAACTACGGAGTGTTCAATCGTCATCCCTGCACCACATATTCACCGTTGACCGTTACCGGCACGCCATTGACGGTCACTGCATCAGCAGGGACAGGACCAGAGCCGCCGAGCTTGATCTTGACCTTCATGAGCTTGTTTCCTCTGAGGATGAGCATCGTGTCGCCATCCTCGACTGTGCCCGCCTCTGGGATGCGACTGGGGAATCCAGACCCGCCACCCGCACCAATGGCGGTGCCAGGAGGTCCCTTGAGATCAACCCACGGGCCCCATCCATCAGGCTGCTCAAATCGGAGTTTCGTGCCATCCCACTGGTGCTCTGGCATCGGTCCGACTTCGCCGCGCTGCCCTTCTGGGCCAGTGGGTCCACGCGGGCCAGTTGCGCCCCTCAGGCCATCTTTCCCAGCAGGTCCTTGCAACCCCTGAGCGCCCGTCTCGCCAGCTGGCCCTGCTTCTCCTGTCGCGCCTCGGTCTCCGGTCTGGCCTGCAGGCCCCGTGGTCCCAGGCTCTCCCTGGACTCCTTGAGGCCCAGTGTTCCCAGTTGGCCCTCTCGGCCCCGGAGGCCCCGGCGGCCCTATCGGCCCCTGTTCTCCTGGCGCTCCATCGCGGCCATCGCGCCCATCACGCGGCGAGGCCATCTTGCAGGGCCTTCACGATTTGTGCGGTCATGGCGCGCGCTTGATCTTCTGGCGACGGCTGGGCATCTTGTGCTGGCTGCTCGCTGGGTTGCGACGCAGGAGCGGCTTCTCCCTGGGCTGACGGGATCTTGTTGTCCTTCACCTCGCTGATGGGGAGGTCCTGCAGCTGCATGTAGACCGTGTCACCACCGTCGATAGGCGGCAGATTCAGCTTCTTTCGACCATCGTTGATCGTGTAGGCCTTGGCCTGTATGCCTTCCCCGATGGTCTCCATCTGGGTCTTGCTGTCCATCCGCATCAGGCCGTCCAGGTCAAGGTCCACGCCGCGTGTGACCCCGTCCAGGCCCAGGCCGTCATCCAGACAGGCCTCCATCTCTTCGATGGGGGTCTGCAGGCAGCTGGAGTAGTAGGCGCGGTCCAGAGCTTCAATGTTGTTGTAGCTCGGCGTATCGCCCACTCCAACCTTGTATGCCGGCACATGGAATACGGAGCAGATGCGCTCATCAGACCACTGCATGGTCTCGATCAGCTGAGAGTCTGTCGCCTTCTGGCTCATGGGCTCGAACTTCATGCCATCGCCGATGACTGCAACCTTCCCAGAGTTGATTCCCGAGTAGCCAGCATCCCAGGCCTCCTTGACGTTCTTGGCGTTCTCCGGCGTGATGTTGCCAGGAGCGATCAGGATGCCGCTTGGAGTGGAGCTGTTTCCAAAGAAAGATGCAACGTTGCGCTGAATCTTGATCCCGATACCAGCCGCGATTGCAGCTGCGTAAAGTGGCGAGATGCCGCACAGAGGGTGGTACAGGCAGTTCATCCTGTCATGGATGATCTCGCTTGCCGGCACCGTGATGCTGGCCTCAGGGACGCCGGCCAAGTTGTCCTGACTGAGCTGGTAGAAGACCGATCCGTCGTCAGACACCATGGGCGTCACACGGCACGGGTCCAGCACGTACAAACGGACGACCCTTTTGGCGTTGTCTCGCTCCTTGAGCGCATAGGTGTTGCCAAAGCGCAGCTTGGACATCATCCACCACTGCTTGAACTGGATGTGGTTCTGGTAGCGGTTCGGGTTGCGCAGGGGAAGCCAGAACGGAGATGACGTTTCCACCTCAGACCAGATGCCGTTGTCGTCCTTCTTGACCAGCCGCGCGCGCAGCTTGCCGATGTCGTTGGCGATCAACGTGATGCAGGCGTAGACGATGGGCGAGCACAGCACATCCTTCACTTTGAGTTCGTCGTCGCGCTGCCAGGCACCCGCGTAGGGTTCGCTCACCCACGGAAACCAGCCGCGACCACTGCCCGGCACCGACGACAGCACGCTTTTGCTGCGCGCCGATGCGCCCAGAGCGCGGAGCAGTGAAACTTCAGCCATTCAGGCCCCTCTTGATGTATGCCGATGCACCGAGCAGGCCAATGCCGCCAGCCATCAGAGCCCAGCCCACGCCGAATTGCACATGTACGCCGGCCACGATTGCGGCGATCCCAGCCAGACCCATGGCGATGTGCCAGAGCACAGCGTTGGCCGCCATGTCGCGCGCCACGCCGAGCAGCTGATACAGAATCGACAGCAGGCGATCAATCATTGCGCGGCAGCCTCACGCAGCGCCGCGCGCACCTTGTCAGCGCCGGCAGCGTGGTGCACTGTGACGCCGCGCTCTTTGGCGATGGCATGCAGCTCTTCTTTCCCAAGTGCATCCAAGCCATCGCCATCATCAGTCGGAGCCGCTGGCTCTGTAGCCTGCGCCGCGTGGCTCTGCGGCACTGCCACCACATCTGCGCGCAGGTCACGGGTCATGTACGTGCCGCGCCCCATCTTGCTCAGCAACTTGGCATAGCGCTCATCCATGATTTCCTCGCGCCCGCTCTTGTGGTGTGTGAAGGTGACTTTGGCCATGAGATCTCCTGTGCATCTTGAGAAAGGAGCCACTTTCAGAGCTCCTTCCGCCTGATGGCTGGCTTAAGCGCCAGCGCCCCAGTTCACGCCGGTCAGGTAGGCCACGGCGGTCGGACGGCGGCGCGCCCAGTTGATCGCGCGCTCGGCGCGGAAGCCGACCAGGTTGCGCTGCCACAGGCTGACCATCACCGTGGATGCGGTGGTGGGGTTGTCTGGCGCGTTGTCCATCTGCAGCGAGGCCTCGGTCGACATCGACAGGTCGATTCCGCCTTCGTCGCCCAGGTAGATGTCGCTGGCGTTGACCAGTGCCACGATGGCGCCACTGGAGTCCGTAGGCACGTACTCGGAGACGATCACAGGCAGGCCGAACAGCGTACCGCCCGTCATGGAGATGCCAGGGAACTCGGACTGACCCAGAGGGTTCTGCATCAGGCTCAGCGCCAGTGCCGTGGTGGCCGGCATCACCCAGACGCCCGAGGTGGGCGCGTTGTTCGCGGCGATGAATGCCGAGAACAGGGCCTTGATGTCGCCGCGCACCGCGTCTGCATCGGTGCCGCTCGAGACGATGCCGGCCACGCCATTCAGGATCGAGGCGGGCGACACGCCAGCGACGGCGGCCTTGGCAGGATCGATGAAATCGATGTCCAGACGTTCACGCAGCGCCGCGGCCAGTTGGTCGCGGATGATCACGTCGGCCGAAGGCGAGCTGTCACGGATCACCTCCATGGTCGCCACGGCGATGTTGGCGACCTTCAGAGGCTCCAGAGTCGTGCGGTTGAAGTCGAATTGCGTCAGCGGCTTGGCCTGACCTTCGCCAACCCAGTAGCCGGCGCCGCCCGTGGTCTGGCCGATCAGGGGAACGCGGAAGGGTACGCGGCGCAGACCAGGGATGCCGGCTTGCCCGAAGCGGCCCAGGATGGTCTGCGGACGCAGGTATTCCACGAAGTCGGCGAACACGCTCGTTTCTTCGCCAACCAGGGCGCCGGCCCAAGGCTGGTTGGTGGTGGTGGCGGCCGGAACGGCAGCCTTCGTGACCAGTTGCTGCGTGGCCAGAACGATGGATTCGTTCTCGCCGAACAGGCTCTTGGCGATCTGGATGGCGTCGCGATGCTCCAGGTGGCCCAGCGCCAGGCACTTGGCGGCGCGGGCGAAGGCGATGCCCTTGTCCAGCTTGTGCGTGTTCTTCACGGAAACCGGTACCGTGCCGCGCGAGGCAGCGGCCTCGGCATCGTTCTGGCCCTTCACGGGCTTGGCGCTGGCGATCAGATCCTTCTCCATGACCTTCAGGTCGCCCAGCTCCTTGTCGATGGCGGCGACCTCGGCCGTGATCTCGGCGAAGCGTTCTTGCTCCGCGCCGTCCTTGGTGCGGCCTTCATCGACGGCCTTGGTCTGGATGGTGGTGCGCTCTTCGGTCAGCGCCTTGCGCTTGTCTTCCAGCGCCTTGATTTGCTCGGAAACGTTCATGGTGTCCTTCCCTTTCTTCGGGGCATAAAAAAACCCGCCAGAGGCGAGCTGCTTTGGTGTTCCCGAAACGCCGGGAGGTGGTGCGGATTTCTCCGCAGGTCCGACGCCGCTTTGCGCTTTACTGCCAGACGAGGCGCGCAACACGGTGTCGAGAGATTTGATGGAGGTGATGGAGGCCTCGGCATTGGCCGGCACGGTCACTGCTGACAGCTCGTGCCAGTTCCAACGTGTGAAGCGGATGCCGGAATCCATCAGGGCCCATTCGATTGGAGAGAAGCCAATCGACAAGCCCCGAACCAGCTTGGCCTTGATCGAAGACCAGGCCTCTTCAAGACGAGCGATCAGCTGGCTAGGCATGTCGGGCGTCGGCTTAACGACCGAAGCCCGGATCTCGATTCCTTCTCGGGTGATGCGTGCAGCAAAGACGCTGCCGATCGGCTGCAGGTGGTCGTGCTGCCACAGCAGAGGAATGGGCAGCGTGAACTCGGCACCACCTGGCTCCACGATGTCGCCCATCCGGTCAGTCCCGGGCGTGCTGGCAATGCCAGTGATCTCGCGCTTGTCCTCATCGATGGCCTTGACGACCATCGTGGAGTAAACGCGATTGATGGCCTTGGGATCCATGCTCAGCCTCCTGCGATCTTGCTGCGCAGCTCGTAGCCCATCAGTGGCCACAGTTCCTGCATGGCGTTGTCGATAGCGACCTTTTTGCCGATCTCTTCGTTGTCATTCGCGCTAGACACGCTGGCAGATGGGCGGCCTGTGACTGCAAATCCGTTGCGCGTCGTCAGCACAGCCCAGCGCAGCACCTGGCCACTGGGCGAGATGTGCTTCACGATCTCGGTGTGCACTATGTTGGCCTGCAGGTCCGCCGGAGTGACACGCGGTGCGGTCAGGCCCTTTGCCTGGATCTCTTGCTCGATTGCTTGATCGTTCATTGGGGCTCCCAAATGCAAAAACCCGCATGGGGCGGGTTCAGTTGTTGTTTCAGCGGTCAGACAAAGAAGACGCCGTATTTCGTTGGCGTCTCTGGCGGAACCATCACGCGCCCGACGGCCATGATCTGAGCCAACGCGCCGTCAATCTTGTTGTCATTGCCCTGCTTGATCGGGCGCACAACGTCGTCATTGCCCGGGAGGGTCTTGCCGATCACGTTGGCCATACACCAGGTCATGATCGGGTTTCCGTCGTGGTGGAACCTACCCGATGCGATGGCCGCTTCCAGCTCCTTCATCGGGTCGGACATGTTCGTGTAGTTCTGCGTGATGGTGATTGGGCTCAGCCCCTCATCATCAAGCTGATGCGCCAAGTTCGTCGCGCCGGACGGGTCAATAGGACTGGCCTGCACAGGGTTCAGCCTGTTCGCTTCCTTGGCCTCTTCCAGGATCTCGCGGTAGTCGATCTCCGCTCCGTCCGTCTGCGTCATCAGTCCCGCATTCACCCACTTCTGGAACCGCTCGGCCATGCGCCGGTTGTCGGCGTTCATCACTGTGTCTTCCGGAACCCAGAACTTCGGCGCCACACTGTAGTAGTGCCGTTTCCCATCGATGTCACGCCAGAAGAGCCGCGCCATGCTGTTCATGTCCAGCTTGCGCGCAAGGTCGAATCCCAGCACACAGGGCTGGCCCTCAAACTTCTCCAGCGTCAGCGTTTCGTCCTTCAGAGACTCCCACTGCGCGACGTTGAAGAACCCAGACTTCGCCGTGACCCACACGCCCAGATGTTTTGTCTTGAACGTGTTCGTGAAGCGCGCCTGCTGGATCGCGCGGCGCTGCTGGCTCTCCAGATACTCCTGATAGACCGACACACCGATGTTCGGGTTGGCCTTGGCCAGGACCGCAGGGTCCTTCCAATCGTCCCCTTCGTCAATCGTCCAGATCCAGCCGAAAAGCTCGTCATTCGGGACAGTGCCTTCCAGCATTTCTACGACCTCGCGGCGCTTGTCGTAGCAAGGCCCCTCGATGTTCGCGCCGGCTGTGGTGATGATGAACATCAGCGGCTGCTTGCGCGCACCCATGCCGGTCAGCATGGTCGTGTACAGCACATCGCTGTCGTGCTCGTGGTACTCGTCCACGATGGAGCACGACGGACTCGCGCCGTCACCAGGGTTGCCAATGATCGGCTCGAACCGACTGCCGTCAGCAGGCTTGTTCAGGTTCGAGGCATTGATCTCGATGCCCGCGGCCTCCACCAGCATCGGCGACCGCTTCACCATCAGCCGCGCGGGCCGGAAAACTTCCCAGGCCTGCTTTTCAGTCGTGGCTCCGGAATACACCTCGGCACCGAATTCGTTGTCGAGCGTGAACATCGCCAGGCCAACGCCTGCGGCAATCACACTCTTCCCGTTCTTGCGGTTGACTTCCCAGTAGCTTTCACGGAACCGGCGCAGGCCATCGCTTTTGCGCTTCCAGCCAAAGGTGCAAGCCAATCCGAATTTCTGCCATGGCTCCAGAGTCACGAGCTGCCGCTTGAACGCCCACTCGCCCTTTGTGTGCGGCAGCAGCTCGATCAAGGCAATCTTGCGCTGCGCCTCCTTCTCATCGAAGAAGTACCGCGCGTCCGAATCCTTGGATCGCTCCAGGTCATCAATGTGGCGCTGGCAGGCCCGCTTCACGTACCGGCACGCCGGGAATTTCCCACCAACCACGTCCTGAGCGAATTTCAGGACCTCTGCACCCAGCCCGCTTTTAGCCATTGCCATTCAGCAGATCAAAGAACGGGTTGCCATGGCCTTCCGGCTTTTTGCCGATCAGGCGCTGGCGGCTCGAAGGATCGAGGCCCAAGAGACCGCCGTAACTGGCCATCATTGCCGATGCCTCTTTGACAGCAGTCACTGCCGGGTTCTTCACGATGCTTCCTTGCGCACTGGCCACCGTCACACCGTTCCTTCGAACCTCTTCCTGACCCATGCGGAACTGGTCATACGCGTTGCAGTACACCTCCAGGTTCTGCACGTCGGTCGCCTGCATCACCTTCTGACCACACAGCAACGGTGCGACCGTTTCCCAAAGCTGCCGGCCGTACTCGCCCATCCAGATAGGGCAGTCGATATTCGTGACCAAGCCGAAATCCGGCTCAGCCGTATTCAGCGCACGCTTCCCTGGATTTCCCGCCAGTTGCTTCTGGGCGACCGGCTTCGGCTTGCGACCTGATTTACCTGCGACCCCTGCCATAGGCTTCTCCGGCGCAATTGCCAAACTTCAAATTTCGCGGTGACAAAAAAGAGACTGGGGGCGCGGTGTCCTGACCGGTCGCCCCTTGGTTCGCGGGACACCCCCCGTACCACCAGTGAAACATATCTATTTTGCAACGTTTCACTTATTAAACGTATTATTTATGCAACATTTCCACAATGCGGGATTTGCACAGGAAATCATCAGAACGAGCCGACCTAGCCTGCTTGGCGTCGCCCCAAATCTTTGGATGTCTTCAGTTCATGGCAGCCTGTCTTGGTGCCGTCTGCTGCCTTGTGCACGCAGAGCAGTTGCAGGTTGCTGTCGTCGTCTCTGCCACCCTGTGACAGCGGGACGATGTGGTCAGCCTCGAAGCCATGGGGCCAGTCAGTGAGCCGGCCGCACATCGCACAGCACGGGTTCTGCGTCCACAGCCTGAGGCGTCGAGCCTGCGCCTTCCTGCCTCTCAGCCGATCCTCATGCGTCTTGCTGGGTCTTGCCCATGCCTTGGCGTCTTCCTGGTGCTGATCGCAGTAGCTGTTCGCGTTGCGGTGCAGCTCTCTGCATCCTTTGTGGCAGCAGGGCCTAAGGGGTCTCTGGGGCATCCTTTGCCTCTTGCTTACTCTGCTCAAGCAGGTCTCTGCCCTTTGGCTCCAGCCATGCCCACCATGGACCCAGACCGCAATCCAGATAGCCGCGGCTGATTGCTCGCTCAAGGGCTCGATAACAGACCTTCTCTGGCTGGCCTGTCATCTTCATTAGGTAGTCGCCAGTGCGGTTGTGGGGATGGCCCTGCCTTGAAGCAGCCTGGCAGCACTGCAGGTCAGAGATGTCTTTCGTGGCCATGCTCTACAGAGGTTTCCCATTCAGCCCCACAGTGGGCGGCAGGTCGTCGCCCATCTCTCCATCCTGGGCCATGGCCTGGACAAGGGCGAAGTTGGATGCAGCCAGTTGGCCAATGACCTCGGTCTGAGCCTGCATGGCTTCACGTTGAGCGCGCATCTCCTGGATCAGGCTTTCGAGAGCGGCCAACAGTCCCGCTTGTGGTGGGAAATTCCGCGCCGGACCCGCGCTCACTTCCTTCGAGTCCAGAGGCTTCCTCGGAGCCACTTGATGAAACGCCAACCGCTTTCCTTGCTCGCTCATATGCAATCCTTGTCATCTTGGCCAGCCAGGCGCGGCGCTTGGTGCAGCCTGAGCAGTTCATGCAGTTTCTGCAACAACTTCATCCAGCCACTGCCACAGCGCATCGGCGCCAGCCGCAGCAACTTCCTCAACGGGCAGCACGTCAGCGGCCTCTGCTGCTAGGCAGCCACCGGAGCGGTGAAGCTGCTCCCACTTCTGCAGGGCCTGTGCCAGTTGTTCCTTTGTGATGGTGCGGGTCTTCATGCCTTATCGACCTCGAAGGAGATTGTTTGCTTCGGCTTGGCCGCGTCTTCGATCAGCCGTGCGATGCGGCGCGATCCTTCTTCCGATTGCTCGCCATATTGAAGGCCAATTGAAAGGGTATGCCCAGTCTTCATCACCACTTGCACATCCTTGAAGACACCCTGGTTGATCATGGAGACCTCGGCCGGATTGATGAAGTACCCAGGGCGGAGTTCTAGGAACATTGCAGCCTCATGAAGTGGAGCGGCCATACGGAATCGAACCGTATCTGCGCGGCTTGGAAGGCCGGCGACACGCCTTGTGCTTGACCGCTGAATGGGTGCAGGGCCGACGCCCGAAGGAGCGGGCATGGAGGGGTTGGCGCGGACCCTGCGTAAATGAGAAAGCCCCGACTGTGTGAGCAATCGAGGCTTCGGGTTGGGCTAGGCCCAGTAGTCACCCATGTCTGTGGAAGGACTCGTTGACGGCTCCGGCGCTGATCCCAGATTGTTACAGCGAGTCCCTACGGCATCACGCTGAACACAGCAGCTTTCGCATCACCATCATCAGAGCGGGCCGGGCTTGATACCGGCTCGGCTATTGCACGCTTCGGGGCGCAATGCCCTCCGCCGCCGAACTGCGATGCGCTTCCTTCAGCGCCGCCGCTCTGATGATGGCCCAGATTTCTCTGGGCGAGTTTCTCCATCGAACTTCTACCGCAGTCGCTACAGGCGTGGAGCCAGGCTGTGGCTGCGGGCATTCGGCAGAGAGTCGCCGGCGAGAAGGTTAGCACCTTCTGCTCAGGCGATAGCATCATAAATGATGCTGCTAGATGTAGTCAACACAAGAATTGTTGGTGTGCAGCCTTCTTGCAGCATCAACATAGGCCTCGTAGGCCTTCTCTGGCGTTAGATGACTTCCCAGGCTGACCTTTTTGTTTTCCACAGTTATTGAAGCCCTCCATTTTCTTCCTCTTGCATCGTAGTGAACTCCACGGTATCCACTAGTGTTTGTCTTCAGCATTCCTATGTTTTGATTGTTCTCCGCACGCGTAACCACTCTTAGGTTTGATATTCTGTTGTCGTCTCTAACTCTGTTTATGTGATCTATAAGACCATCTGGCCATTCACCATTTACATATAGCCACGCAAGTCTATGGGCAGAGTAGAGTTTTTTATCTATTTGTATTTGCCTGTAGCCAAATTTGTTCAATCTGCCAGATACTTCGCCTTTTGATTTTCGTGATCCAGAAAACCTGTTTGTGAAAATTCCCGTCTCCTTATCGTATGAAAGCCTTTCAAAAAGCCTGCTTTGCGTTAGTTCAGTATTTTGCATATTTATCAGACCCTGCTTGAGCGCAAGCGCTTGGAGATGGAGAGGCGGGCGCGGCATACGCAGTCGTCTATGAAATTGGCCGTGCGCCGGCCGATATCGCCGTGCGGGATGCGGGCGTGGCCAGTGCCTCCGCAGGGCTTGCATGTCTTGTTGCTCAGCCGCGCAGTGCCTGGGACGATCTCGAACTTGCGGCCATCACAGGATCTGCAAGCCTGTTGTAGCCACCAGATGACGACTGCGTTTGCTGTGGCGTGGGCATCTTCCTCTCCCCACTTCTTGAGCTGGACTTCAACCTGCTGCACCACGGCCGGCAGAGTCTTGAGCTTGGAGCGCATCAGCAGTTGCTGTGTGGTGTTGTGCTCGTTGCACTGGTCTTCTGCAAACTTCTTGGCCTTCGCTTCCTTTTCGCCGCCCTTTTCTGCCGGCGCGCGGTAGAAGTCTTGCCACTTCATCAGCCGGGGATGCTCTGCGCCGTCGTACTCGGTGTGCAGCCGTAGCAGCGCGCTACCGATGCGGGACTCGCACCAACCAGCAGCGGCGAGTACGTCAGAGTCGGAGCGCGGCGCACCCTCGCGCGTGTCGCACTTCAGATCCGAGGAAGAGACAGCCGTGGCATAGGCTTCGGCAATGGTGCGGTGCTGGTTCTCGATCATGCGTGGCTCTCTTTCTTCAGTTGCTTGGCTTTGGCTCGGTAGTGGTCCCGAATTTCTCTGACTTCATCCCGTGTCCATTTGTGGTCGGTGTAGTTGGTCTCGACGGCTTCCAGGCGCTCCTGGCCGATGCGCGCGAGCACCCCGGCGCGGAACTTGGAGTAGGTCGTGCCGCCCGGGCGATTGCAGTTCTTTCGCTGTCCGAACACGTTGTCCTCGTTGAAGCGCAGGTGCGGGGCAGTGGAGCGCGAGCGGAAGTGGCCTGCGTCCATGGAGCCGCCTGGCTTCATCGGCTCGAAAGGCATGCCGCAGCAGATGCAGGGCAGGCCGGCGTCACGCAGGCGGATGAACTCGTTGAAGGCGGTCTGTGCCTCGGCCAGGAGTTCGCGCAGGCCCTTCTGCTGCTCCCTGAGCCGGCGCGTCTCGGCCTTCTCGATCTTGGCGGCCATGCGCGCCGCCTTGGCCTGGGCCCGCTCCTCCTTTTCGCGCTTGGCGATGGCGTATGGCTCGGCGCATTCGGCGTGGACGATCTGGCTGGGGCGCTCTGGCGTGAGCTTGGCGCGACAATGGGCGCAGCGTGTGCGGCGGAATCCCATCAGAGCCTCCATTTCCGACGGAACTCTTCGACCTGGCGGCGATGAGCCCGGATGTCATTCCACAGGCCGATGAGCCACCATCCGAGCGCGAGCAGCAGCAGGATGGCGGGCGAGCAGATCAGCAGAAATGCAGCCATCACTTGCCCTCCTTCATGCACAAGATCCAGAAGCCCGGCGCGGTGACCAGCGTGCACAGAGCCAGAGCCCATTGCTTGCTCACGCAGGCGGCGAGGATGATGAATGCAGTGCAGATGCAGTACGCGGTTTTCATTCCTCGCCCTTTCCAACCTTGAAAGTGCATGGCGGGATCTGAGGATTCCACGGCCCCGGTATTGACCAATGCGCGACTGGAAGCGGCAGCGATTCCAGCAAATAGACATACGCCTTGCCGCGCTCAGTCAAAACAGGAGAATCTACTTTGTCTATGAGCCCGTGACGTTGGAAGCTCCACAGAGTTTCCAGATAGATAGGGGCGCTGCTGTATTGCGAGTGCTGCATGCCCGCCAATGCATGGATGTCCAGCAGAACGTGGATTTCGTATGGGCTCATCGCACAGTCCTCCCCTCAACTCGGTTGCTTGCCTCTTGCCAGTACATTCCGCTTGCTATCCGATAGACCGTTGATTCACACAAGCCAAACTCAGCAGCTAAATCCTTTGCGCGCTCGCCGTTTGTCTTGCGCTGCCTGATTTCTGCCGCACCTTCTACAGTCATCTTGGCTTTTGGGTTTGTGCGCCCTGTGAAGAAAGATCGGCCATGAGCAATCTTGTCTTGTGCGTTTTCCACTGCAGATCCATAAGCCAGATTTCGCACTTCCGCATTTAACTTATTTCCGTCTATGTGACGAATCTGATCACCTTCCGCTCTTTCGCCAAGAAACGCGCGCGCAACAATGCGATGCACAGCTATCGAGTACGATCGTCCGTCTCTTCTAAGCCTGACATCTGGATAACCTGTAGATGTGCATGTGTGCCATTTGATAATCTGACCTTTCACCGCTCCTCTGGTTTGAGTGAGCCTTCGAATAACTCCTGCCGTCGAAACCTCGTAGTCTGGAAAATCACAAACAATTGCCCATTCAGTCATCGCACACTCCTGTCAATACTTCGGTTGTTTGCTTGTTCTGATCTCCAGATCTCGACCTGCAGCTCTGCCGCCTTCATCTTCCAGCGGAAGAGTTCTTCGGCCTCCACGGCAGCCTCCAGGCCGTTCAGCAGCTCGATGTACTCCGGGTGGGCGTAAGCGGAAGCCTCGCGGTCCGCCACGGTCTTCCCTTCGGACTGCTGCATCAGGATGGCCTTCTTGCTCTTGCGGAACTCCTCCAACTGAACGCGCTTTGCTTTTGCCGCGGCGTAGCGGGGCGCGGTCTGGAGCATGTAGTCCACGGCCACCTGGGGATCGATGGGCGTGCGGTCAGTCATGGCGATCCTCCTGGTTCAGCACGCGGTCATAGATCACGACAGCGCGCGCCCGGGCAGCGTTGGCATAGCGCCGGCTGCGCCCCAGGGTCGAGTCGCGCCGATAGAGCCATGACAGCCAGTGGCATTCGCTCGCGTAGAGGGCCGAGACCACCCAGAACTGAATGGCCATGTGTGCGGGTGGCGTGCTCATGCCTGCGCCCCCTTCCCCGCCCGCACCATGTCGGCCAGCTCGTCATGGCCCGTGATGGCGTCGATTTCGGCCATGGCGCGGCGCAGGTAGATCGCCTGGTCCAGGGCCTCTTCGTATGCGTGCTTGAGCCACTGGTGCAGTTCCAGCGGGTTCTGTGCGACCGTGGTGCCGTACTTGTGCAGGCCGAACTGCTGGCGGCGCGCGATGTCTTCGCAGACCTTGGCTTCTATTCCTGTGGGGGTCATGCTTGCTCCTTAGGCGCCTGAGCCGCGGCACAGCGCAGGATGGCGAGCCGCATGCGGTCCGCGCGCTGGGATTCGTCGGGGACGTCTTCGAGGTACTTCTGATCGGCAGTCGCGCCGTGGCAGAAGACGCTGGCGCAGACCCAGGGATGGCGGTCGTAGGGGTCGTTGTGCTCCACGCTGATGCGCAGCGCGGCGGCCAGCTCGAACGACTGCTGGCCGTTGATGTTCGGCTCGTAGTCGTTGCCGCGCATGTCCTCGAAGCGCACTTCCCAGCCGTCATCGATGCGGCGGATGGGCACACCAGAGGCCTTTGCGGCGGCCTCGATCATGTGGTCGATGGTCATGCTGCGCCTCCGTTCTTGGCTGCTGCCTGGGGCGCCAGAACTGCCCCACGAGCCTTCCAGCCCATCCATGTCGTCTGCGCAAACGCGCCCGCGTAGCCATCACCTCGTGGGCTTAGATCAAGGATCATGGGCTGGCTTTTGGCCCAGGCCTCGAACGCCTCACGATCATCGCCAACTGGCTGGGTAACTGCCTGAGGCGCTCCGAACTTCCCAAGCACCGCCTCGACCTTGGCGCGGGTCGCATCGCTGAGCACGTTCTCACCGCTGCCAACGTAGACCACATCCATCTCGACGGCCTGCAGCACTTCCCGCAGGGCCTTGTTCTCTGCGTCCAGCCATTCCAATTCGGCAGCTGCACGCGATGCCGCGTTGTGCGTGATAACGCCAGAGGCCGAATCGCGCTGCATGCGCAGCAGAAGGGCCAAACTCAGCGCTACGCTCTGTGTCTCTGTCTTGCTCATTGCCCCACTCCTTTGTTGATCCACTCGGCCCGCTTGGTGGCCTGCTCTTGAGTTACTGCCTTGTGCTGACCACAGGCGGGTGCCGTGGCGCTGTACGTGTGGCCCTTGGCGCGCTTCATGCACTGCGCGAAGCCGAGGCGGCGCATACCTGGGTCTGTCTCTTTGCGTTGCCAGTGCACGCAGGTGCTGCAGGTGGTCATGCGATCACCTCGCTCAGCAGCGCCTTCAGCTGCTTCAGCTTTGCCGTCTCGCCCGTGGTGCGGCTCTGCTCTTCTTCCAGGGCCAGCGCGGCAGCGTCAACTTCATCCGCCAGGGCGCGCATCTTCTGGGCCAGGCTGCCGAGCACATCGATGGCCGACGCGGGCGCGGCTTGTTGGGGAGTGGCGGGCTTGGCGGGCTGGGTCACGGTCGATTCCTTGGTCTTGGGCGGGGTGGATTGAGCGGCGGAAACAGCGACGCGCTGGTGCAGCGATCCGTGCTCGGTGGAGCGAATGAGGTCGGAGTCAGCCAGGGCGCGCAGGCAGCCTTGCAGCGTGTGGCGGTCCAGGCGGGCGCCGGTCGTGCGGTGCAGGGCCTGCGAGATCTGGGCGACGGTCCAGGCCTCGGCGATGGGCACGGCCTGGAACACCTTCTGCGCGATGGCCGTCTGGCCGGCGAGCTTTTGCTTTTGCTTCTCGGGCGTCATGCAACCTCCGGCGTGTAGAGAATCAGGGGCTCGTCGCCATGCGATGCGACGAATTGCTGGCTGTCGCGCTCGAACCAGAGGCCGATGGAGCCCTCCCACTCGCCATTGCGCTGCTTGTCGCAGATGAGCAGGCAGTCGGGCTCCTTCACGTCGGCCTCGGGCGTCAGCAGGCCCTCTTCACGCTTGCGTTCCTTGGGCTTGTTGCGCCACACGGCGATCACGTTGTCCACTTGGTCGGTGATGGCGCCAGAGCCCTTCATGTCGTACTTGCTGGGCTTGTGGTCTTCGTTGGCAGGCTTCTTGATGTGGTGGATCAGGTGGATGTGCAGGCCGTGGTCGCGGGCGATGGCGGTGAGTTCGTCCACGAAGGCTTTCTGGCCGTTGTAGTCGTCCTCGCCCTGCACGCACTTCATCAGGCTGTCGACCATGAAATGCGTGACGCCCAGCTCGACGGCTGCGTAGCGGACCACAGCGCAGACCTGTGTGGTGGTCACGGTGCCCTGTTGGTCGTACAGCCACAGCTTGTCGTCGGTCCAGTCGCGGAACTGCTCGTAGGTGTCGATCAGGATGCGCTGGCCGTCCGCGTTGCCCGCATAGGCCGGGTGAGCGGGGTTCGTGCCCGACCACTGCCGGCCCATGCGCTCAAGCGTCTTGATGGGCTTCATCTCGAACGAGGCGATTGCCACGCGCTCGCCCTGGCCGCACAGCGACAGCGCGACTTGACCCGTCACCAGGGACTTGCCGTTGCCGTTCGCACCACCCCACAGCGTCACCTCACCCGGGCGGAACTGCAGCAGCTCGGCGGTCTTGCGCCAGGGCATCAGGGCCTGCTTGGCGCGGATGGGATTGCGGATGCGGTCGATCAGCTCCTGGACCCAGGCCGATGCTGGGCGGACCTTCTGTTGCGCGTCCGTCTCGTGCTCATAGGCCGCGAAATCTACGTCGTCAGGCGTGAATACGTTTGCCATTGCCGCCTTGCTCCTTCGAGAAAAACCAGATGTGTTCGGGCATGACGCAGATCAGCGAATCGGGCTGTGCGTCACGGATTGCTTTGAAGAGGCGCTGGGCTCGGCCTGAATCGCGCTTGGCCTCCAGGTGAACCTTCAGGCTGATGCAGAAGCGGAAGTCAGCGCGCTCCGGCACGTCCTCTTGCTCCAGCAGCACATGGGGCATCAGCAGGCCTGTGATGGGGTTCGGGCAGGTGTTCCAGCAGCGGGCGCACTCGCGGTCAAAGTCGTAGGCGCTGTCGACAACGCGGATCACATCGTTCGGCAGCACGCCGTCGCGGCGCATCTTCAGGAGTGGGGTATGGCCGATCACACGAAGCTCCTTCCAACGCCATCGGCGCCGGGCTTCTGGCCGCCACCGTTGACCCTCGGGGCCTTGTCCTGCTCCCGGCCCAGCCAGGTCGTCACGAAGCGGGCAATGCCTGTCGCAGTCTTGCGGTTCTTCGGGTTGGCCAGGCACCAAGCCCGCATCTCCCGCAGCTGCTGGGTCACGTCGACAGCGGGGTATGCCCCCGCCCACTCCGCAGCCATTGCCTCGGTGATCGGGTGTTCGGTTTTGTCGATCAGGGGGATCGATGTCACCAGGGCCGGAGGCGTGGCGTCGGCTGGCGTGTTGGCATCGGCAGATGACGGCACGCGTCCATCCTTTCCTTCCCTTCCTTCCTTCCCTTCCGCTTTCACGCGTGCTTCACGCGTGCCTGACGGGGTGGACTTCCGAGCCGGAATTTCGCTTGCAGCCTCTCGGTTGTTGATGATCTGGTGCTTGGCGAAGGTCGGGATCTCGGAGTACAGCTTCCCATCGGCCTCGTACAGAGCGATCAGGCCGGCATCGATCAGCTCCTGGCCGAGCGCGTCTACGTCGCAATCGTCGCCGGGCAGGTAGCGCAGCTTGAACGTCTTGGGCTTCCACTCGAAGCGCCCTTCGCGGTCTGCTTCACACCACAGTGACACGTAAAAGAGGCGTGCCAGCGGCGACAAAGACACGATGTCCTCGCTTGTGAAGAATTCCGGTTTTATGGTGCGGATACGTGCCATTCATTTCCTCTTGTGCGCTGGCCCCGTGGGGCCATAAAATGCGCATGTCTTTTCGAGATTTGTCTGAATCCCGGTTGCCGCCGAGACCAGACTCCTAGAACGCCTGCTAGCTCTCCAGCTGCAGGCGTTTTTGCTTTTGCCCTTTCATATCGAGGCCTTTCGCATGGCACTGCGCCGGTCGTTCTCGGCTTGGCTGATGGGCCGGCCGACGACGCGGATGTATTGACCAGCTGTGTGATTGACCGGGCGCTGATGCTTTGTGCCTGCCATCACGGAGCGAGTGGGGATGTGGAATGCGGTGGGCTTCATGGGATTGCTGCTTTTGAGTAACTGCGAAGTAGCCAACTAGTGGCCGGAGAAGAAACTGCGCAGTCGCGCAAACACGCCTTTCGGCGGGTTTTTTTCAGCCTTCTCGGACTTGTCTGCCAGGTTGAGCAGCATCTTCAGAGCGGCCTCATCGAACGTGATGCCGCAGCGGTCTGCTACGTTTTGAATAGCGCGCAACTGGCGCTGCGTCGCTTTGCTAAGGTCGAGTCGTATCGGTGCATCGGTCATCGGCTAAGCCTTTTTCTGTGGGGGTGGTGGCACCGTCATGGGCAATCACGCGCGCATGAGGACGGCAAATGGACCGCTGTCAACCCGGGCGCGCTGGCTAGCATTTGCGGCATGCATACGCTCATCAGCCAAGGCCTGTTCTTCAGCCGCCTTCAGCAAAACATCCAGCAGAGTCGGAGCTACGGCCGCGCCGTTGGAAACACGCTCTGCAAATCGCAGGAGCTTTTCTCGCTCTTCATCGCTGGCGCGGAGCAGGGAAAAGGGCTTGCGGATCAGGCGGCGGTTGGAATAGGACATAAGAGGCTCGGATTCGTTGTTGTTGGGTTGGGATCAGAAATGGGTGCCTGCCGCCTCTCGGGCCAGAATGGGAGCTTCCACACAACCATTCCCGAGAGGGGCAGACATGAAAGAAAAGACACCGGAGGCGCCGCGCCACGAGCAGGACTTGGAATTCGCGGCGCAGTTGGCAGCACAGGGACGGCTCCTGGGGCAGCTGTATGCGGTGGCCTTCGAGGGGCGGCCAGACGAGCTGAAGGAGTTCATGCGAGTGCTGATCGCCAACACGGCGCGGCTACCCATAGAGGGCGGCGGCTCCCAAGAGGACACGATGGAGTTGAAGGCCCGCATCAACGTGCACCTCGAAAGATTCGAGCAGCTAACCGTCGCCAAAATCCGGCGCGGGCGCGGGACATCGGCATAACGGCCTCTTCACCCTCTTCGGGGAATGCGCCGGCAAACGGCTGGCTCTTGATGCGCTCCAGCCAGGTCTGGCGCTGCTCAGCCATGGGCCTGCTCCGCGTGCTGCGCGGCCGGCTTGCGGCGCTTGGTCTGGATCTTGAACAGCGAGGGGAAGGCCACCTTGATCGCGGGAGGGATGCCGCGCACCTTCCAGTTGCACACACGCCGGACACCACGGTCGCCGTCGAGGCGCAGGAGCCGAGCAAATTTGGCAGGCCCGCCGTAGTGGGCGATGAGTTCGATGTCAGTCATGCCGCCATATTACACACCCAGTGTAATAAAGGCAATACTTTTGTGTAACCACGCCTTGTGTAAGACAGAAACAATTCGTAGATGGCAAAAGAGAAGCACGAGACCTACGAACGGCTGTTTGATGCCGTGCGTGAGGTAAGACCTGATATCACTGGACCGCAGAAGCTCGCGGACGCTATGGATGAAGCCGCTCAAACCGTGACCAACTGGGGATCTCGCGGGGTGTCAGCGAAGGCTGCCGCGAAGGCCCAGGGCCGCTTCGGGGTCTCTTCCAGCTATGTGCTGCGCGGCGAGGGTTCAAAGTTCGTGATGCCGTTTTCTGGCGAGTCCTCTGCCGAGCTGGTGATTGACCCTCCGCGCGAAGACACCGTGCAAGTTCCTCTTTTGGCCAACGCCGGCAGCATGGGGCCAGGCGGCGACAGCCTCGACGGAGATTTCGCAGTGGGCGACCTGACCCTGTCCAAGCACTGGATCAACCAGCAGATCAAGCCCACCAATTTCCGAGAGCTGCGCTTCATTCATGCGAGCGGCGAGTCCATGGCGCCGACCTTCAGCGATGGCGACGTGCTCCTAGTCGACGCTGGCGCGCGCGACCCTGCCTCATTTGAGGGGGTATACGTGCTGGAGGTCCACGGCAAAAACTACATCAAGCGCGTGCGCATGCGGATGGACGGCGCCCTTGAAGTCAGCTCAGATAACGTGAATATCAAGACCGTGGATATCCTCAACGGCGATCATGAAGTCCGCGTGCTTGGCCGCGTGGTTTGGGCATGGAATGGGAAAAAACTGTAGGAGAGAGGGATGATTAGGAAATTGGTCGCTTCGGCAGTCGCAATCTCTTTGGCTGGCTGCCAGCACGCGCCGAATACACAAGGCGCAGGCTATGGCGAGACATACACGCCAGTCGTGGACATGCAAGGCGTTGACATGGGGAGATACGACGCCGACCTGGATGCTTGCAGAGCCAATGCCAAGAAAGTCGATGCCTCTGGCCAGGCGATGGCTGGAATGATCGCAGGCATGCTTGTTGGGGCGGCCGTTGGCGCGGCTGTCGGGGGACGCGGGTCCTATGCAGAAACGGGCGCCATGTATGGCGGCGGCGCTGGCCTTGGACACAGCGCCAACAAAGCTGCTGTGAAGCAGGAGACGATCATTGCCAACTGCCTGGCAGGACGTGGCTATCGGGTGCTGGAAGGGGCCACCATCCCGCCGAACCCATACGTTGCGAGCCCATATGGCCCCGTCAGCCCGGCAGCACCGGCCAGGGCGCCAGCTGTCGCATATATGCCATCGTCTTCAATGTCGCAAAACCAGCCAAGCAAGGGAAAGATCGGGCCAAACTCGTTCAATGTTGAGGCGCTGGCCCGCCAAGAATCGTGCTCCGCGACTCCAGTGGCCTATCTGGCTGCTGCCGGCCCTGGATACGACAACTATTCCGTGGCCTGCACGAATGGCGACACGGTCATGTACAGGTGCGAGTTCGGGAACTGTCGCGCACTGAGATAGCCGAATCGGCTCACAAACAACACCCCACACCACATCGCCCCGCTAGACGGGGCTTTTTTTCGTCCGTGCTCCGGCGAGATCCAGGCCCAAGAAAAAAATTACACAAAACGTGTTGACTCCAAAACACACATCATGTGTAATACACCCATCGCAGCAACAAAGCCCCAAGGCAGCAGTTGCGGCGGAGGGTGTCACGGGATCGGCCGGGCGCTGACTGGTCTTTAAAAACCGAGGGCTGCAGAGAGATGCGGAAGGCCAGGGCTGACTGGCATGGGTGTACGCATGGACGCTCAATCCTGGCGCGATCCGAATGGTGCCAGGGCGTGAGTACGCATCCGCAGAGGGAAGGTCGGCTCTTCCGATATGCAACGGTACATGTGAAGCCGGAGATCAGTTCCGGCCCGCATCTCTCTGTAGCTCTCAAAGAAGGATGAACAGGCCGCAAGGCCCTGCCCCTGTGATCTGTCGGCAGAAGCAAAAGACAGGTGGCGCGAGAACCAACACTCGCGAGCCGGGCCCAGCTGGGGCTAGATCAAAAACGCGTGCTGGAGCCGGGAGACCGGGAGATGCCAGCCGTCCACCCTGTACGACATCAGGGGAAAGACCAAAGCGCATTCGCCGAGTGCGCTTCGTTTTTTCAACGAAGGAGCACCCATGTTCAAGCAGAAGGGTTTCACAGGTTCAGAGCTTTTCATCGTCGGGTGGCTAGTGCTATTAGTTCTCGGTCTTGGCGGCTGGATCGCCAACATCGTGAAGATCATCAACACAGGATTCGACGTGTTCACAGGACTGCTGATCGCTCGTTGCATCGGCGTGTTCATCGCACCGCTCGGCGCCGTTCTCGGCTAAGTCTAACCACCCGCCCCTGGCGCACAGGGGCAGAACCAAAGGCGCCATGACCCGTCGCGGCGCCTTCGGTTTTTCAACACAGGAGCAAGAGATGACTGAGAAGTACGAAAAGGACGGCCAGATCGCGGTCCTGGTGTCGCCTGGCTACGGCGCTGGATGGTCTTCGTGGAACGGCGAGTACCGCGACATTCTTCTGTTCGACAAGGAGATCGTCCAGGCGGTGCTCGACGGGGATCGCGCCAAGGCAGAGCGCATCGCCAAGGAGAAGTGTCCCAACGCCTATCTCGGCGGCAGTGGGCAGCTGCAAGTGGAATGGGTGACCAAAGGCGCGCGCATAGAGGTCGATGAGTACGACGGCCACGAGAGCCTGACCGTCGTGGATGGCAAGGACTACGCCATTGCCTGACCCCCTCCCCCGGCTCGTAGCCGGGGCACACCAAGGAGATGAGAGATGGAAGTGAGAACAGGACAGCAAGTCTGGATTTCCCAGCATGCGCTGAGCATCGGGGTTGCTGTTGACCGAATTGAAAAGCTGGGGATTGACCCGGACTACGTGTGGCTTAGGGAGCACAAATTCGCACCTTACAGGGTAGGGAAAGACGTTCATACGTCTCGCGCCGATGCAGTCGCTGCAGCAGAAGCGGCTCGAAAGAAGAAGCTCTCAAGCCTTCAAAAGCAGGTTCAGAAACTGGAAGCGCTGAAGTTCTGATCCCCCGCCCTGGCAATCCCAGGGCCCATCACATCTGCAACTGGGTCCCTCGGGATAGTGCAGCTCTGCCGGTTGCAGTTGTGATGGTTTTCCAGCCGCGCGCGCACCGGAGATGGATTGATCGCAAGCGATTTGCGCGCACCACGCGGCTTTTCTACAGCCCAGGCTCTGCAATGCAGGGCCTTTTTCGTTTCTGGCCTGCGGGCCGCACACAGGAGAAATCATGTCTGAAGCCCAAAGCACCATCATCACCAAGGCCCGCGTCAAAGAATGGGGCGCCTGCGAATCCGGCTACCGCTGGCTCCTGGAGAACTACAAGCCCGCCGAGGCCGAGTTCGTGCCGGTCTACCAGCATCTGGTCCGTGATGGCCGTGGCGATGATGCGGATTGGCTGATGGGCAAGCTCTTTCCGGAAATCGGCGCGGAACTTCGGGTCAAGCTGGTGACGCAGATTGCCGGCGCAGACGAGAAGCTGATTGCCGAACAGCATGCGGCTGGTGCTCCTGGCGTGTCCACGGAGGACAAGGCCAACGCAGCGACGACGGGCTACCGGGCCAACGCAGCGACGACGGGCAACTGGGCCAACGCAGCGACCACCGGCTACCGGGCCAACGCAGCGACCACCAGCTACCAGGCCAACGCAGCGACCACCGGCGAAGGGGCCAACGCAGCGACGACGGGCAACTGGGCCAACGCAGCGACGACGGGCAACTGGGCCAACGCAGCGACGACGGGCAGCTGGGCCAACGCAGCGACGACGGGCAACTGGGCCAACGCAGCGACCACCGGCGAAGGGGCCAACGCAGCGACCACCGGCTACCGGGCCAACGCAGCGACCACCGGCGAAAGGGCCAACGCAGCGACCACCGGCTACCGGGCCAACGCAGCGACCACCGGCGAAGGGGCCAACGCAGCGACGACGGGCAACTGGGCCAACGCAGCGACCACCGGCTACCGGGCCAACGCAGCGACCACCGGCGAAGGGGCCAACGCAGCGACGACGGGCAACTGGGCCAACGCAGCGACCACCGGCGAAGGGGCCGTTTCTGCAGTCCTGGGCCGACGTGGCAAGGCCATGGCCGGAGAAGGCGGCGCCATCGTGATCGCCCATCGTGACGACGACGGCAACCTGCTGGGGGTGAAGGGCGCGATGGTCGGCCAGGACGGCATCAAGCCGGGTGTCTGGTACACGCTGGACGCCGACGGCCGGTTTGTCGAGGCGGAGGAATCATGAACGCCCGCCCCCCATGCCTCGCCAGCCAGGAGGCTGATGCTCTGGCTCACCAGCTGGGCGAGTACGACGCAGAGGACTCGTTCCTCGACGCATACGTGCAGATCCACTACGGGCCTGACTACGCGCCTGAGTTCGTGATCGAAGCGATGAAGGAGATCCCCTTCGCGCTGGCAAAGGTCATTGCCGAACTGAAGGACTACACGGCTCAAGGCGAGGCCATTGAGAAGTGGTTGAGCAAGTACGCATACCAGTGCGCGCGCCGAAACATCGCGGAGGCCCGCAATGCTGCCTGATGCCGCAACCGTCGCCAAACACCCTGCCCTGGCCGAGTTCCGGCTGATGGAGCTGGAGGAACGCTGCGCAACTCTCGAAGCCGCGCTGCAGCGCCAGTTCTCCGAGCCGATGCCGCCAGAGCTGGTGCGCACCGCTCTCGCCCAACAACCCCAGGCGCTGGAGTTCAGCGCCGATGCCATTTGAGGAGATGACGATGGAATCTAGAACAGCTTCTTTGGACGGCTGCACCGACCCGGACAACTGTCGTCGCTGCTCCGCTCCTGCCCATGCAAGAGATGGCTTGCACCACGCTGGAATCCCATCCCGTAGTTCCGATACTCCTGCAAACGTTCGATATAAGCAGGTAGCGGGGTCTGGAAACTGTATGCAGTGCGCCATGGCTTTTATGCTGGGCCTGCGCATCGACCAGGTGCCGGATTTCGCGGCCAGCGGCAGCCCTCAACAATGCTGGGAGCTTTTCGAGTCGTTCGCAGAGTCACAGGGCTACAGCGCTGTGATGATCCCGGGAAACCGCTCATTTGAAGCCGACTACCTTGTGTCCGGCACCTCCCCGCGCGGTACGCCGCACATGGTCGTGATGAATGACGGGCGCCTAGTGCATGACCCCCACCCATCGAACGCTGGCCTGAGTGACGTGCAGTGCGTATGGCTCCTGGCGCGCCGATCTTTGGCCGCAGAAAACGCCGAAGCGAAGGTGGCCAGACCGAATTTTGGTGGCAGGCCATACCCAGAAATTGGCGAGCTGGTGCAGGACCTCAACAACTGCATCAACGAATACGTGGGCCAGATCCCGCTCGCGGCCGCCATCGGCGCGCTACGCATCGTTGAGCACGGGCTGCTGCAACCCGAGGAGTCCCCATGACCCCGCCCATCCAACTCCCCCAGAACCCGCCACTCCCGGCGGGTTTCGCTTTTCAGGAGCCACCGCCATGCAACGAGTGACCCCGGCCGAGCCCTTCAACCCCGATCCCGACGCCCGCTACCTGCGCGAGTGCTCGACCCCTGGCCCCGTGTACGAGCCAGATGCCGATGGCGTGCCCGGCGGCTGGCTGCTGATGGTGATGACCGCCCTGCTCCTGCTGGCCCTGACCGGCTGCGCTGATGCCGGCGCGCAGGAGCCCACGACCACGCCCGAGGAGCAGCGCATTGCGCGCGGCGCGGCCCGGGCATGCGAGGGCCTCACCCCTGTTTTTGAGAACGGCAGCTGGGTCTGCCTCAAGGAGAGATGAGATGAAGAAAGAGCACCCGCACGCGCAAGTGCTGCGCTGGATCGCAGATGGGGAAGACGTGCAAGCACGCATGTCGGATGGCTCGGAAACCTGGTGGAGCTTCCCCGGCAAATACAGCCACGCTTCGGAAAGAAAGGTCCTGCTTGGCGAGCCATCTGAACTCGAATTCCGCATCAAACCCAAGACCATCACGGTAGGCGACCGCGAGATCGAGGCGCCCGTGATGAGCGGCCCTGGGTACTTCATCTCTGACTTCGGGACCATGCTGGAATGGTTCGGCGATGAGACAGACAACGACGGATACCAGCACCTTCAGAGGTGCGGCCGCGTCTTCGCCACCCCAGAAGCCGCCCGCGCAGCACAGGAAGCAATCACAGCGCTGCTGACCAGGGAGCCGTCATGAGCGAAGCAAGCAAGCCGACACCGGGGCCGTGGACTGTCTCTGGCCTCGGCGGGCCATGGGAGCAGTCCCTGAAAATCCGCGCCCCAAGCTGGGGAATGGTGGCGCATGTTGGCGTGAACCCCAGCATACCTCACTGGGACTTGCCTCAGCGCGCCAACGCTGCGCTGATCGCCGAGGCCGGCACGGTCCACCACGAAACCGGCCTGACACCGCGCCAGCTTGTTGAGCAGCGGGATGCGCTGGCGGCAACGCTTGGCGAAATTTGCGGACTTTCGCCGGCGATACGCTTCGGCGGCCCTGACCCAATGGACCTTGAAGAGTTGTCCGATGCGCTTTCTTCAGCTGTTGACCTGGCTCATTCGGCCCTGGCCCTGGTGAAAGGAGCGAAGCCATGAGCGATCGAGACGAAATCTGGGATGCCATCAAGGAGCACAAGAAATCGAAGTTCGATGAAGACCGCGCGCGCTTCATGAAGCAGGCCAACGAGGACAACGACGGCGGCTGGAGCATTCACACGGACTACCACTGGTCCCGGGTCGTCGCTGGCAAGCGCCTTGACTACTGGCCCAGCAGGAAGAAGTACCAGTACGAGGGGCGCGTGATGCGTGGCGATGTGATCGCCTTCATCAAGAAGAAAGAAGGTCGAGCATGAACTACCTGCTCTACGCATTCCTCTGGTCTCTCTTCGCAGCAGTCGCCCTTCTGCTCGCTGCAGCACCACACCTCATCAACTCCGGCGCCTTCTGAGCGCGAGATCACCATGAGCACAAACACCGATTTGGCACTGCTGCCGCCCAAAGAAACCGCCCTGCAGGTCTTCACTGCTGACAAGGGCCTGGACCCGTACCTTGCCACGATCAAGGCCGAGCTGGACGCCTTTGTACCCGACGTGACCACCAAGAAGGGCCGAGACGCCATTGCCTCTATTGCCTACAAAGTGGCAAAGGGCAAGACCGCCCTGGACAACATTGGCAAGGACTTGGTGGCCGAGCTGAAGGATGTGCCCAAGAAGATCGATGCCGAGCGCAAGCGTATGCGCGACCTTCTGGACCTCTGGAAAGACGAAGTGCGCGCGCCGCTAACGGCCTGGGAAGAGGCCGAGGAAGCCCGCAAGCAAGAGCACCAGAACTGCATCGGCCGAATCCAATTCTTTGGCCAGGGCTTCGAGGGCGTGGACGCCGAGACCCTCAAGAAACGCCTTGCCGAGTTGGAGTCCATCGTCATCGGCGAGCACCTCGAAGAATACGAGGCCGAAGCACACCGCGCGAAGGCCAAGGCACTGGAGGGTCTGTCTGCGGCGCTGGAGGCGCGCGAGAAGTATGAGGCGGAGCAGGCTGAATTGGCCCGGCTGCGCGCCGAGGCTGCGGCCCGCGAGCAGAAGGAGCGCGAGGAACGCATTGCCCGGGAGGCCGCAGAGCGCGCCCAGCGTGAGGCCGAGCAGAAAGCCCAGGCCGAACGCGAAGCCGTGATCCGGCGCGAGGCAGAGGCCAAAGCGGCGGCGGACAAGCGCGAACTGGAACTGAAGCTGTCGGCAGAGCGCGCCGAGCGCGAGAAGGCAGAAGCCGTGCAACGCGAGCAGCAGGCCAAGGCGGACGCAGAGCACCGCGCCGCCGAAGCCGTAGCAGCCGAGCAGCGCCGCGTCGCCCAGCAGCAGGCTGCTGAAGCCGCCGAAGCGAAGCGCCGCGAAGCCGACAAGGCCCACAAGACCGCCGTCAACCGCGCCGCGCTGGCCGCTTTCGTCGCCGGCGGCATGACCGAGGAATGCGCGAAACAAGCAATCACGCTGATCGCAAAGAAGGCCATCCCGGCCGTCTCCATCACCTACTGAGAAATCGATATGCAAACAGCAACTGAAGAAATGACGCTCATTGACGTATCGGGGCAGCAGCAGGCATTGCCGGCGGTCCAGCAGGGCGGAATGCTGGCCGCCAACTCGCCGGCCGGCGTGTGGCTGGCCGCACGCGCTCAGGGCATCAGCACCGACGAGATCGGCAAGATGATGGACCTGCATGACCGATGGGAGCAGCGCGAGGCCGAGAAGGCCTACAACGTAGCGTTCGCCGCATTCAAGGCAGAAGCGGTGCGCATCGTGAAGGGCCGCAAGGTCACTGATGGCCCTCTGCGTGGCAAGGAGTACGCCGAGCTGCACGACGTTGTTGATGCGGTCACGCCGGCCTTGTCCAAGCACGGCCTCAGCACCTCGTGGAAGCTGACGCGCGACGAAAAGGACTGGCTGGAGGTCACCTGCACCCTGAAGCACGTGGGCGGCCATTGCGAGACAGTCAGCATGGGCGGCCCTCCAGACACTGGCGGCGCCAAAAATCAGCTCCAGGCCAGGGCCAGCACGAAGTCCTACTTGGAGCGATACACGCTGAAGGCCATCTGCGGCGTGGCCGAGGGCGGAGACGATACGGACGGCAATGCGAAGCCGGCCGCTGTTCCACTCGAAATCTTGGCGCCAGCGCGCGAAGCCGCAATGAATGGCTGGGCAGCGCTGAGCGCGCACATCAAGTCTCTCTCGCCGGAAGCGCGCGCCGCGCTGGAGCCGGAGAGCTACGCCCTGAAGAAGGCAGCCAAAGACGCGGACGCGAAGGGGGTAACTCAATGAACCGGATTGAGGCGGCCGTAATTGCAAGGGCAGCAAAAGCAGAAAAGACAGGGACGCCCCAAGAGAGGTTCTGGAGGAAGGTGGAAAAGAAAGGTCCAGACGAGTGCTGGCCCTGGAAAGCGGCAGTCAGAAATGCTAGCGAGGGATACGGGGCGTTCTGGCTTGAAGGCAGACATCAGCCCTCTAACCGTGTCGCCCTTTTGTTCTCGGGGGTGGATGTTCCTAAGGGGATGGTTGCATGCCACCGCTGCGACAACCCAGGTTGCTGCAACCCCGCCCATCTGTTTCCCGGAACTCCCAAGGCGAACAACGACGACAAAGTGTCCAAGGGAAGACACGCCTCAGGCGAATCCCACGGCATGGCAATACTCACTCAGCAGCAGGTGGCCGAGATTCGCGCCCACCGTCCGGCTGGGGTGAAGCGTGCTCCGCCAGGAATTACCGGGACCCTGGCGAAGCGATACGGCGTCACCAGGAAATACATCACAGAACTTTTTACCCGCAACTGGGAGAACGCATGATTTCATTCTCCAATCACCAGCAAGGCACGCCCGAGTGGATCTCAGAGCGTCGAGGGATCGTGACTGGATCACGGTTTAAAGACGCGCGAGACAAACTCAAAGGAGGGCAACCGTCGAAGGCATGTCTGGCCTATGCGATGGACATTGCGCGCGAACGCGCTGGCGGAGCAGCTCCCTCGAAGTTCCAAAACTCGGCGATGCGCATAGGCACCGAAGAAGAGCCACGCGCTCGGATGGCATACGAACGCCGTACAGGGAATCTCGTCAACGAGGTTGGCTTCTTCTACACCGACGACCATCTTTTTGGGGGGTCTGTGGACGGCCTGATCGATGACGACGGCGTGCTGGAGATCAAGACCATGGTCAGCAGCGACACACTGTTCACCGCCATGGCCGACGGCGATCTCTCCGCCTACATGGACCAGTGCCTGGGCTATCTCTGGCTGCTGGGCCGCCAGTGGGTGGATCTCGTGCTCTGGGCGCCTGACCTGGACCACATGACCATCAAGCGCATCACGCGCGACGAGGATGCGATAGAGCAACTGGAAGCCGACCTGATGGCTTTCGCTCGCCTCGTCCAGAACTACGAAAAGACTCTGCGCGCCGCTCTGGCCGCATAAGGAACCACATGCCCAAGCAAATCGGAAACTACCGCGTCGGCCGCGACGCAGAGCTGCGCACTCTTCAAGACGGCACGCCTGTCGCCAGCATCTCGCTGGCCTACAACTACGGCAAGGCCGGACAGGATGGCAAGCGGCCAACACAGTGGATCGACGCCACGATGTGGGGCCAGCGCGCAGAGAAGCTGGCACCCTTCCTGCTCAAAGGCTCCCTGCACTGCTTCACGCTGGACGAGATGCATATCCAGATGTTCAGCCGCCAGGACGGGACGCAGGGCCACAAGCTCGTGGCGCGCGTGCTGGATGTCGAGTTGGGCAGCCGGCCGGAAGGCCAAGCAAGTGCGCCCGCCACAGCACCAGCGCCCCGGACCGCACCGGCACCAGCTCCGCGCGCCACATCAGGGTTCGACGACATGGAAGACATACCGTTCTAGAGGCCACCATGCAACTCAACAGAGCCCAGCGCCGCGCGGCAAAGAAGCAGCGGCGCCCTGTCCGTGGTGCTGGGCACATCCAGTTGCCCATCAACATCCGGTTCGGAAAAGCAGACGAGACGCAGCTGCAGCTTGTGCCGCTTGGCCTCGCGACGACGCTGATCGAAGGCACTGCCGACGAATCGACGTGGCACACGCTGACGCTGCGGATCAATTGGGGGAGGTTCCTCGCAAGCGATCACTTCCCGGACATGGAGCCCGCGATGGTAGCCGCTCAGGACGCCATGCGCTCCATCAGCGCCCGCCACGACCGTGCACAGACCTGGGGAGCGTCAAAGCCCGAGTACGACGCAATCTACGAGGCCCTGCGCATCTGCAATGAGATGCAGCAGCAGTGCACGCGTAGAGAGCTCCGCGACGCCCTGGAGCGCGTCTACGCGGCCAACGAGTACCACCGCAAGGTGACAGCGATCAAGAACCGGCTCGACGCCAGAGCCTGACATCAACCACGGCGCGCGCGACAAGAAAGGAAACCTATGACCGACTACAAAGAACTGCTGGCCCGCAAGGCCGAACTCGACGCCCAGATCGCCCAGGCCCAGGCCGAGCACAAAGCCGAGGGCATCGCCGCGGCCCGCGCGCTGATCCAGGAGCACGGCCTGACCGCTGCCGATGTCTTCCCGGCCCAGGGTAAGAAGCCCAAGGGCAGCGTGGGCGCCCCGAAGTACCGCGACCCGGACACCGGCGCGACCTGGACCGGCCGGGGCAAGCCGCCGAACTGGATCAACGGCAAGGACCGCGCTCCGTTCCTGATCTCCGCCGCATAACCCCCGAGGCATGAGCACAGCGCATGGGCGCTGTCCTGATACCTCCCCTCCCCCGAAGCCCTCCCGGTATGCCGCGAGGGCTTTCCTGTTTCTGCCCCATGACCCAGACCCCACCCCAGTGCCCGCTGCTCCAGCGCGCCGGCCACGTCATCAACACCACCAAAGCGCTCTGGCGCATCCCCAAGGAAGCCTCATGACAGCAACAAAGATCCAGCCCGGCGACGACACGCACCTGACCCTGCTGATGGCGCCCCACTCCCTGAACTTCTTGACGGGTGCCGACCGCGCGGCACTGCTGGCCTTCGGCCGGGACGTGTTCGCCGCGGCGCTCGACTCGAAGTGCCTGGCCCAGATCGAAGAGCCGGCCGGGGCAGCGCCTGCCGCTGTGGCGCCCCAGGGCGTTGTGGCGTGGATGCATCCCGAGACGCTGGACGTAATCCATGCGGACCGCAAGCACGAATGGGCCACGCGGTATGGCATAGGCGGGCACAGCAGGGCGGAAGGCTACACCGTCGCCCTGGTGCGTGCTGGCGAGCCTGCCGCTGCATCGCCCGCCCTGGAAGCGCCTTCGGCCTACAACTCTGCAGGCCCGATCAAGCGGTACATGCTCGACTGCAACATTGACGGCATGGACCAGTTTCGTGAATTTATTCTAGCAACAGACCACGACACACTTGTTCACGACGTGCTGGCAAACGCAGACCCAGCAGGCACGGTGCAGGAGAACGGGCTGTTGCGGGACCAGGTACGTCAACTGGACGCCATGGTCGGACGCATGAAGCGAGAGGCAGTAGCGCCCCAGGCACCTGCTGCGCCCTCTGACCCGATGGACTGGCCGCTGCCGTGCGACGTGACCGTGGGGCACGGGACCATCCGCAAGGGCTGCAAGCTGCGCACCCTGGTTTTGCGCATGCAGGTGCTCTACGACCTGTCCCGGAAGGTGGAATTGGCAGCACCTGCATCGGAATCGCCGGCCCAGGCTCCGCACAACCTGACAGTATCAGAAGCGGTCGCCGAGTTCCGGGAGGTGTGCGAGGCGGCCCGATCCGCGCGCGCCGCCAAGGCAGCACCTGCTGCGCCCGTGGAGTTCCAGCAGCGCGTGCAGCCCTGGCTGATGGAATGCTTCGGCCCGGTTATCAGTGCCGACAAGCAGGAGCGCAACCATCGTTTCCTCGAAGAGGCGCTGGAGACCGTCCAGGCCGCAGGCTGCACGGCCAGCGAGGCGCACCAGCTCGTGGACTATGTGTTTGGCCGCCCGGTGGGCGAGTTGGGCCAGGAGGTCGGCGGGACCATGGTCACGCTGGCGGCCTTGTGCCTGGCCCATGGCGTCGACATGCACGCAGAGGCCGAGAAGGAGCTGGCGCGCATCTGGACGAAGGTGGAGGCCATCCGCGCGAAGCAGGCCGCCAAGCCGAAGCACTCCCCTTTGCTGGCAGCACCTGCTGCGCCTGCAGTGGATGCCCGGGCCGAGCGCGACGCGGCTTTCGAGGCGGTCCGCAACCGGCTGTGCGCGCTGCAGCGCTACTCGTTCGTGCTTGACGACGACGGCGTAGTGCGGCGGGCAAAGGACCGGACGGGGAGCTGGATCGAATTCGATGACGCCCACGCACTTTTCGACCCCGTTGCCGTGGACGCAGCCATCGCAGCCCAGGCAGCAGCCAAGTGGGCGAGCGAATCATGAGCGAGCGATACCTCTACTGCCAAAACCACGAATGCGGGGTCTATCTCGGCTCGCTTGGCGGTGATGACTGCCACATCTGCGGATGGCGGTCAGGCACCTCCGAAGACGCACCTGATAGCCAGGAGCATGAGCCCGAGCCACAGCGCCCCACTGGGCACAAGGAGAGCTGATATGCAAGAACGACCGATCCTGTTCAGCGGGCCGATGGCCCGCGCCCTGCTGGCCGGCACGAAGACACAGACGCGCCGCATTCTGAAGCTCAAGTGGGGCTTCGATGTCGAGGAGCGCGACGACGGCACGCTGTGGCCATGGGCGGAGCATCCTGACTGTGACGACGACGTGTGGATGCCTTGCCCGCACGGCGAGCCCGGCGACAGGCTGTGGGTGCGCGAGTCCGGCGCCATGCACCCCCTTGCGGCACCGGAAGACCCGGCACAGCCCTGGCTGTTCCGGCACGACGTACAAGCCACTGCAAGCCTGGGCCACTACTGGGTGCAACGTACGCGAGCACCTGGCGCCAGCTATAGCGCCGAGTGCTCGCGGGAGCAATTCCTGCGGCACGCCAGCGCCAAGGTCGTGCCGAGCATCCACATGCCGCGCTGGGCCTGCCGCATTCTGCTTGACATCAAGGCAGTGCGCGTCGAGCGCCTGCAGGACATCAGTGAGGCCGACGCACTGGCCGAGGGCGTCCCGCATAGCCTGAATCTCCCCGGCGGCAGGTTCGCGCGGGAGAACTTCGAACACCTTTGGTGGACCATCAACGGCGACGGATCGTGGGATTCCAACCCCTGGGTCTGGGTCGTGGAGTTTGAGCGCGCCCAGGCGCACAAGGAGATCTGATGGCAGACATGAATTGCCCCTACTGCGGCGCAGATCAGGAGGCCAACCACGATGACGGCGCCGGCTACGCGGAGGACGTGCTGCACGAGCACTGGTGCCGCGCCTGCGACAAGCGCTTCGTCTTCAATACCTTCATCAGCCTGAGCTACGAGGCCAAGAAGGCCGACTGCCTCAATGGCGCACCGCACACCTGGCTGGCCACCAAGACCTATCCGCCCCAGTACCGCCGCATGCGGTGCTCTGGTTGTGGCGAGGAGCGGCAGCCGACAGACGAAGAGAGTGCGGCACTCGACATCCCAGAGCGCGCCCAGGCGCAGCAGAAAGGACCTGCATCGTGAATCAGCGCTCCCGCACCCTGGTGTTGCCACTCAAGCGCGAATACTTCGATGCCATCCGCGATGGCAGCAAGACCGAGGAATACCGCCTGCTGACGCCGTACTGGCAGCGGCGCCTAGCCTCTCCCTTCGGGCTCTACGACGACATCGTGCTCATGCTGGGCTACCCGGCCCGCGACGACCACGCCCGCCGCCTCGTGCGCCCGTGGCGGGGCTACACGATCAAGACCATCACGCACCCGCACTTCGGCCCCGAGCCGGTCGAGGTGTACGCAATCGACGTTGGAGGACAGACCCCGTGACCACAGCACCAACACCACACCTGCGCGCTCTGGCCGAGGCTGCAGAAGGCAATGGGGAGCACATCTACACGCACCCGCGCGACAGCAACAAATGGCGCGAGAACGAGGCGTGGCATCGGGCCGCGTCCCCGGGTGCTGTCCTGCATCTGCTGGACCGCATCCACGAACTCGAAATGCAGGTCCTGGACCTCGCTTCCGAGAACAGCATCCTCAAGCGCCAAGAGCAGGAAGAGCTGGAGGCGCGCAAGCCGCTGCCGCTGAGCTACCGCTCCGGCGTGATGACCAGCGGCGCCGAAGGAGGCGCCACGGTGAGCCTGCACTTCAACGACACGGCCGAGGCCGATGCGTGGTTTGGGGCGATAACCGATCAGTTCGACTCACGCGGCATCACCGGAGGATCGTCATGACCTACGCCGAGATCATCGCAGCCTGGAACTCGCAGGCTGACCACATGAACCAGTGGGGCGCACTGAGCGAGCAGGAGAAGGTCGAGTGGGCTTGGAACTTCGCTCTCGACAAGGCCGCCAAGGTCTGCGACGACCTCCCAGTACCGGGAGAGTTCCAGCGCGACGGCGCGTGGCCCTGGGAAAAGGGCTGCGACGCCGCCGCAGACGCTATCCGAGCCATGAAGGACAAGCCATGACCCAATTCCTTGCCGTCATAGGCGCCTGCTTCATCGTCGCCATGATCATCGGCGCAGTTGTGCCGGGCATGAACTTCCATGTCGTCTTTGCAGGCGACGAGGCTGCGCAGAGGTGGCATCAACGACTTGCCGCCGAGCTTCAAACACGCATCCAGGAGAAGCAACCATGAGCAAGCGAGCCCGAGACCGCGGCGACAAGCGCGACAGGTGGCAAGAGCCACAGGACCAGCAACCAGAGCCCGCACCAGCGGGTTCTTTCATTTGAGGGGATGACATGGGGTACACGACACGATTCACCGGCGCCCTGGCGCTCAGCCGCGCGCTGACAATGCAAGAGGCCAAGACTCTGCTGGAGTTCAACCAAGACCCGGATTTGATACAGGGCGATAAGCCGAACAGCTATCTCCAATGGGTGCCGTCTGAAGACCTGTCGCACATCGTCTGGGACGAGGGCGAGAAGTTCTACGACTACAACGAGTGGATGATTTGGCTGATTCGCCATCTCGACGGCATCGGCATCAAGGTCAACGGCCATCTGTACTGGGCGGGGGAAGACAGAGCTGACACAGGCGAGATAGCCGTGATCGACAGCCAAATGACTGTCACACCGAACAAGAAAGCCGCCATGAAGCAGAAGCCGCTCACCCTGAACAAGCTCGGGGAAATGGCCCTGGAGCAGATCACATCCTGACCAACCCCAGCCCCGCTAGTCGGGGCTTTTTCATGGAGAACCAGATGAAGGAAGAACTTCAGCGGCAGCTCGCCCAGATCATCGCGGCGATCCACGGCCAGGCCTCATCGACAGGGGACTTCTGGATCGAGCGCCTGCCCAGCGTCGCGCAGCAGTACATCGCCTACGGCCGCGCGCAGGCCGTCATCGACATCGTCATGCCAGTACTGGGATTGCTGCTCGCGGCCTGGCTCATCAAGCATGAGCGCATGCACTTCGGCACGCCCCTCGACCTCAAATCCAAGGGCGCGCTGATCTCCGTGCTCATCAACACCGTGGCCGCCGGCCTGGGCACCTACTCGGTGATCATGTTCGTGAACGCGACGCATGCAGCGGCTCTCGTCTGGTCTGCGCCGAAAGTCTGGCTCCTGCGCGAGCTGGCGACCATGCTGAAGTGAGGGAGCCATGAACAACGTCGAAACCCTCTATCGAGAGAAGCAGGTGCTGGAGAAGTTCGCGCCTGTGCACCGCGTGACGTGGTGGCGGTGGATCAAGGCCGGCATCGCGCCGCCGCCGGTGCCCATCGGACCGAAGGCTACGGCGTGGCGGGAGTCTGACCTGCTTCGGTGGCAACGTGGGGAGTGGGCGCCAGAAAGTCCGCCCAGTCCTGCATGAGGGGGCGCCTGCGCTCCAGCGCATCTTTGCGCCGATATGCTGCCTCCACACGGTTGCCAACAGCGTGTGCGAGCGCGGCCTCCACGATCTCGCGCGGATACTCCGTGTGGTCGCCGGCCCAATCGCGGAAGGTCGAGCGAAACCCGTGCGGCACATACGCGAGACCCCTGCGCCTCATCAGCGCCGTCATGGCCATGTCTGCGAGCTGGCCACCGCGCGGCGACGGGAACAGCAGTTCCGAGCCCGCGAACCTGGGAAGTCCCTGCAGCAGCGCCAGCGCCTGGGTGCTCAGCGGCACCCGGTGCGCGGCTCCGGCCTTCATGCGCTCGGCCGGCACAGCCCAGATGCCGGCCTGCAGGTCAACTTCCGACCAGGACGCCCCGCGCACTTCGCCGGAACGCGCGGCAGTCAATATCAAGAAGCGCAGCGCCAGCGCAGACATGCCGCCAACCTCTTCCAGCGCCAGCATGAAGGCCGGCGCCTCTGCAATCGGCATGGCTGGATGGTGCTCCCTGGTTCGCACCTTGTCTGGCGCCGGTAGGATCTTGTCGAGCACTCCGCGCCAGCTGGCCGGGTTGATGCCGCTGCGGCCATCCCGCACAGCCGCGTACCCAAGCACGGATTCGATGCGCCCGCGCAGGCGCGTCGCTGTCTCCGTCTTGGAAGACCAGATCGGGCGCAGCACGCGCAGCACATCATCGATGCCGATCTCCCCCACATCCTTCTCCCCAATCTCCGGGTAGGCGTAGGCCTCAAGCGTCGCCGTCCACTGCGCCCTGTGCTTTTCGTTGCGCCAGCCGTCGCGCTTTGACTCGACATATTCCTCGGCCGTTGCGCGAAACGTCCTCACCACCTTTGCCACCGGCGCCAGCTGCGGCGCAGGCAATGGGTCTAGGCCCTGGCGCACCATTCGGCTCTTGTCGCGCGCGGCGTCTCGCGCCTGCGACAGGCTCACATCCTCCAATCGGCCCAGGCCGATATCCCGGCGCTTGCCATCGACCATAATGCGATGCACCCACAGACGCGCGCCGCTGTCCGTGATGCGAAGATGCAGGCCTGCTGCACCTCCAACCGGGTAGCGGCCAGGCTCCCGCAACTTGGCGACGGCGGCGGCTGTCAGTTCTTTGGCGAATTTCGGCAT